AATGTCTGGAGCTGTAGCTGCTCATGCTTCGTATAATGGAAGCGGGACCCAGGGTCTTGCTGTTACAAATAAAATAAGCGCTAATGACAGTGATGTAATGTCTGTATTCTACAACAAAAACGATACCACCCGCCAGCTTCTATATGGTTCGTCTATTATGGAAATTCCAACAAGTGGTGTTTCTGGTACAACCACCTGGGGCGGCAATCAGATATTTACTGTAAATAATGATATAGACGCTTTAGGTGATCTATACATACAGGTGGGTGTAAAATGTACCGAACACCCTACTACAAGTAAACTAGGAAGTGACACGCTTAACGCAGATGGTAATCCAATCACTGATGCTTTTACATTCAATAACTTTGGGTTAGCGTCTATTATAGAGCGCGTAGAGTTTCAGGTTGGTACTCAAATCTGGCAAACATTAGAAAATGACGACATCTTAGCCTGTAACTGCACCGAATTGGGTGAGGGTGTTTTCAAGAGATTCGGAACACAGGCAAACGGTTTTGTATCTTCAAATGGTAAGGAATTAGATACTGCGGGCAGAGTAGCTTCTATCTACGAACCTTTTAGGTTAAATACTGAAGGAAATTCGTCCTCAGCTCTTAGAATTCCCGAACACAGTCTTGGAAACTCTAATCAAGTATACCATCTTCGCGGCGCAGACACCGGCTATACATTAGATGCCTGTGTTAATACAGGCAAAGCTACTCTAGCCGGTGGTTACCAGAATGTTATCGCGACTGACATCGCTCCTCAGACCCGTAGCATGTTCCTTCGTCTCCCACTCCTAACTAAAACAATGGCTCCAGAGCTACAGGGTTTTACCGAGAATACAGAGAATGGTTATCTAATGGCCGCGGCACCACATCAGTCTGTTAAGATTAAGGTATATTTTACTAATGATCTTTCTAGAGTATTCACTGATTCTCATGAGAGCATTGTTCCAACTGCTTCCCAGGTTTCTATTGAACCAGGTAAGCTTTACGGCCGTTGCATGATTATGTGTAACGAGGAACGTGAGATGATGAAGACACAGCCTGCCGGTATTCCTAAGCGTCTTAAGATGACTCAGAATGTTAATAAGTCTCAGGATGCTGGTTTCGAACAGAACTACACACTTGATTTAGATCATTTCTCATTGTATTCGTCACACCTTATTATCACAGTAACCGGCGAAGCTGGCTGTGGTTTAGACAACGCCGAGCTTAAACTCAATTCGTCCTCATTCTCGGGTACAATTGATGCTCAGCTACTAGACGGTACAACCGCGTCGTCTCTCGGTCTAATCTCTAATTCCCTCGATAATGTAATGGGTAATAATATGAGAGATCCAGATCAGTCGAGAAAGTCTATTTACGTATTCCCCTTAGCGTCTCGCGCATACGGTGGTTCGTCTGTACCCCTTAATCGTTTCGATAATATCAGACTTGTATTAACTTTCTCCAAAGACGCTAAGGCTACCACCGTTAATGTAACATGTGTAGGTGAGACAACCTCTTTATTCAAGGGCGGTGCTTCGTCTCTAGCTATGTACTAAATAAATATTAAATACATTTATGGAATTCCCAATCTAATTCCTTACATATTAACATCCATATTCTCTCCTGTTCGAATAATTTTTCTCTACTTTTTAAAAGGGGGAAATATATTAGGTATTCAGGTTTATTTAACAATTCAAAAAATTTATATAAAGTATAAGAATAACTTAAAAAATTTTTCCTTTCTTTTGGACAATGTTTTATGAAAGGATCTTGTATTTTGTTAAACATATCAATTAATTTATCCTCAAGGTCTTGTGAAATAATAAGTTGTTTATTTCCTGTAATCCTGTGAATTATATTTGGTATGTGTTCATAGTACTTGTTTAATTTTAATTTTTTAAGAAATTCTTTAATTTTATAATATGTTATTAAACTCTTATCTGTTAATCTTTCTTTTTTTATTTCAATTAATAAAATATTTATAATATCATCAGGTATATTTGTACCTTCTCTTCCCTGTATCTGTGTTATCCATTCCTTAAAATGACTAGTCCTTTTATAACTATAAGGTTTAATAAAGTCATGTGTTTCAGAAACATTCCATTCCGGTGTAAGAGAAACAGAATTAATTTCTGTTAATCCACAGGAATAGCATATATTTAAACCGGAAGAACTATCCTGACAAGTATTATTTAAACAATTTTTGCAGGTATATGTATTTAAAGAGTATTCTATGTTATTTATTTCTCCTGGAAAACATTGTTTCATATACATTTTATAATTTTCCTCGTTTTTCTTTTCCATATCCATCGATACATATTTAAAAATACCGTCGCTCTTATTTTCATTATTTTCTGTGTATTCTATACCGTCTATATTTTTAATAAAATCGATAGAATTAAATAAATACTCTGTTAAATTTTCGCATTTTTCTATAGAGTTTATTTTATTATTTAACTCTTTGATTTTTGTATCTATTTCTGATATTTCATTTTTTTTATCTGTAGTTAATACTTTATTCGTTTGTTTGTTGTTTTTTAACTTTATTAATGCGTTTAATTCCTTTTTGTATTTAGGTAGGTTATCGGTTTCGGCTTCTAGTTTATTTATTGTTTGGTTATGCTTAGCACTTATAGACATCCTAGAATCACTATGAACCGTTTTTTTAGATAATCTAAACGAACTCATGGTTTACATAGTATTAATTATTTTTTTAAACATTTTAATAAATTTAAAAAAATAATTAATTGTATTATAGCATGTTAATTAAATTTAATTCAATATTACCTTACCGGGTCTTAAAAAAATTATGTAAAATAAATAATATAAAATACGTAAGTAAATGTAATAAATTTCAACTTTTAAATAAACTTAACGATTTTAAAACAGTGACTTATATACAGAGACAATTTAGAAAAAAAACAATGATGGATGATACATGTAAAATATCATTAGAAAAATTAAGATATCCTTTTATATCTATAAAAGTTAATAATTTCTTTTTCTATTATGACTTTTATAATTTTATTAAATATTTAGAAAAAACCGATAATTTTATTGATCCGTGTACAAGAACGCAGATAACAGATAAAAAAATAAATGAAATTAATAAACTCATATTTTATTATTATGGAAAAAATACGACTAAAGTTATTGTATCACCAAATATGAAACGTATCGTAGAATTAAATATAATAACTTATTGTATGTATGATATAATAAAAGAGTTAAATGCATTAGAACAACCTACGATAAATGATTTAGATTTATATAGTCAAGTTCTACCAAGAATGATTTACTATGCGCGATTTTTAATAAAAAATCATTCCAAAGAAGATAGTAGTATGGTATTAGAGGCGTGTATTCAAAGTATAACTAACAAGACTTCTTTAGCTAACTTAATAAAAAACTATCTTTATGGATTAATTAAAACATAAATTACTAAAAAATATGAATATAAAGAAACTATATATAAAGAGATATAAAGAACGTATGTGTGAAATATGCGATCCTAAGAAAAAATACTTAGACACCCCGTGTATATGCCATAAAAATTTTAAAACATTTTTTGAAGATTATGATAAAATAAGATCTTTTACTGATTTAGGTTTTATAGATATACTCAAAAAATGGTCTATATCCACAATGACTCTATGTTGCAACTACAATTCTATTATAAATTTACAATTATATAAAAATAGATTTATTAATAATGAAGATTCTAAAGTTTTTTACAATTGTATAAATACTTACATAACAGTAAAATATCAGGATAAAAAAAAAATATCTGTAAAAATATTTAAAAACGGAAATATTCAACTAGCAGGGGTATTAAATGTTATGTCAGCTACTTATGCAGTTAGAAAGATATATAGAAGACTTACTGAAGTTGAAGCATTTTTAAATCCAGAATTTTCAAAAATTACAAATCTTAGAATATGTATGATCAACTCTGATTTTAAAATTTCGAAAAACATTAAACAGAATGTATTATGTGATATATTAGATGTAACTAATGAATCTATGATAAAAAGATATACATATAATCCAAGTAAATATCCGGCGATAAATCTAAAAATTGAAGACCCAGAAACAGCAAATAAATTAACAGTTGCTATATTTAGACCTGGGAGCGTTATTTTAACTGGTGGTTCCGATATAAATCTATACTTCAAGACTTTTAAATATTTGATAAAACTTTTAAATAACAATGAAATATTATATTAACAATTTAAACATTAATTCCTATCATCTTTGGCTTAAAAGCTATGGCAGTTGGTATAGCGTATAAAAGAGCTATCTCGGGTTTAAGTTTTCCTATCAAGAAGTAATAAACAGCGGCTACCATAATACCGGATAAACCATCAGCAGCAAATGATTGTATTCTGGGCATTACCTGATAATAATGTTTATCTAAATGGGGGAACAATCCAGAATATCTCATAGGAGTACCCATTAGTGCGCTTATTGAGAATATTATTAACATATTATACACCGTAGGCTCGGGGATTTTTCCGTAAACAAAATAAATAGCTAAAAATGTTACAGCCCCAACAAATCCTGCGATAAGGGCTGCTGCAAGAGGGGTGTGTTTATTAAAATACCCTCTTATTGAAGTAGCGCCAATTGGAGAAGGCAATAAATTAAGAGCCAAATCGAAAAAAGCTGTAATAATAAAAGATAAAACAATACCGATCCAAAAATTTTTTTCCATTGTACTATATTATATTATAATATATAAAATATATAAAATATATTATAATATATTAATATGCTAACAATTTCAAATATAAATAACATTTTAGACTTTTCATTTAAAGACGATAAAAACACTAGGGGTATATATAAAATGATACTTAATTTGTTTGAAGATAATGACATTTTTGAATTAGATAGTATAATATTAACACTTATATACCTTCGAAGGTATAAAAATTCCAATTCGGTTATTAATAGCAAAAATATAAAAGATCTGATCGAAACCTGTATAATAATATCAAATAAATTCATATGCGATATTGAAATAGCAGGAAAAGGACCATTGGAGGAGGATGTTTTGAATAAAATAAATTGGAATTTATATGTAGACAAAGATGAATTCGAAAGTGTTAAAAATATAACTAATTCGAATTTTACTAAAAACACTATATTATGTCACTGACTTTAATTTATTCTTCTACTATTCTTTCTAAAACCTCCTCAGAATTATCTGGGACTATTTCTACTTTATTAGGAGGTTCAGGTGGAGGTTTTACAATACTAGTTTCAACTCTTTTCAAGTGTTCAGCCAGAAAGTCTATCTGTCTATCGTGTTCTTTATTACTACTATCTAGGCTATCACCCCTGTTAGTAACTTTAACAACTTCATCATTTAACGCCTGTAATTTTTTATAAACTTTATACATAAAATAAGAAACAACTGTAATAATACATATGAACAAAACCAAATAGATCATGGAAACATTAAATGAAGATTGGTTTACTTCTGCAGCTGGATGGGATTCCACTGTCCTTGCCATTTATAAATTATTAATTACATTTTATTTATACAATATCAACGTAAAATAATTCATTCAGGATCATCGTCGTCATTAGATTGATTAATTATATCAATACCCTTAAAAAACATAGTTCTTTTCAACATAATCCCAGAACCCCGTGGATATTCCTTGCTTCCTTGTTGAATTACCTTTATTCCATTGTTTGTAAAAATACCTCCATAATAATCTTTTGTGAACTGCTCTCTTGCTAGATTATTTTCTCTAACATGTTCATTAAATTCTTGAGAAAACACTTTCGCGGGTATGTAAAGTTTATCACCAAATACAACCTTACCAGACTTAAGAAAGTTCTGTAGTGCATTAGTAGTTTGTTCCATATCTTCCTTATTCTCATGAAAATATCTAGGGAGTATATCCCAGATACCCCTAATACCATACTGTCTTACAGCGGAATAATAAGCAGATACACATAATTTCATAATGATAGGAAGTTCCTTAGCCAATTTCTTATCTATAGCAGTATCTGTTTTTGTAACCTTTTTCCAAAAATTTACAACGACTGTTCTCCTAGAAACACTCTCGGAATTATTTTTGTATCTCATGATTTTATTACCACCCATTGTCATGTGCAAGGTCCAATCAATAGTTTCGTCGTTTTTATACTTTTCCGAGTATGTGTTTCTCCCGCCTTCTACTAGAAGCTGCCAATCAGTTTGTTCCATTTTAAAATTTTCGGAAATCTCCGGTGCCAATACCATAAACTTATTTACGTGAGGTTTGATACCAAATTTAGTGTCAATATTATTTGAAATGATACCAACATCTTCTTCGTCATACCATTTTTGCAAAATTTTCATAAGAACTGTACTCTTACCTGTACCAGCCTGACCTAATAGATACAGTAGACATTGCCAGTTATCTAAATCTCCGATTTTAAAAAGCTTTCTACCCATAAAAATACAAAGCCATCGTTGAACTTCTTCTGGAAGTTCTTGATAATCTAATAGACTCTTAAAAGTTGGACAATATTCAATGATATTAAACCAGTCTTCGATTTCATCAAAATTGTTGAATGATTGATCATGATATTTTGCAGCAACTGAGAAATTGGTTATGTAAGGGTTCTTTTGTCCATACGGAACAAATACGTCTTCATAATAGGGAGTTTCTCCTTCTGGTGCAGTATTATATTTCGTGATGTAATTACCATTCTTAAATGCAAAAAGATGTCTATCTTTTTTAAGTTCCGGTAGCTCTGGTCCCATAAACTCATTGAAATATTTTTCAGCCGAGTTTATATTTCCAGCATTTGATGTTGCATTTTTCCATTGATTAAAATTTATCTTATGATCCGTTTTTTGATACAGATATTCTTTGATAGTACAAAGTTTTTCCCATGCATGAGTATTGTTACCATTTTTTATTAGTGGTCTGTATAGATTTCCATTAAACTTTGCAAATCCATCTTCTGCAAACTGTTCAATCATATACAAAAGAAGGCATTGATAAGCTGTCTTTTTAGAGTCATCTTTAAATCTAGCATATTTGAATAGAATATCCGGGTCTTCGTTTGATAATGAATCGTGTTCCGGATGACCAGTTTTATGCAACAAGTAGACATCTCTGATAAGTCTTTCTCCATAAAAAATAACTTCGTATATTTTATTCCATCTGTTAGAATATTCTTCATAATTAGGTACCAGTTTTTTAAATTTAGTAAAAATTAGGGTTGTTTCATACATAGCCTTATCTAATTCTATTTTCAATATACCGATATCTATTGTATCTAATTTATCCATATTTAAAGAATTAAAACAATTCTTGATGATATCACCCATATTTGAAGAATTTATATTCCATTTTTTATCTAATTCCTCAAAAAACTTAAATATATCTTCACTATCTGCGTTTTTAATTTTTTCTTTTATACTATTATTCCAGTCCCTGTTGTTTTCATATATAGACATCCGGTAATATAAGTTTATATAATATATTTTTTTAAGTAAATTTTTTATTACTATATAATGTATTTATACACGTTAAAACCTGTATAATAAAATACATTCTATGTATAATGAGAACTGGACTTCTTTTAAAAAAGAACGGTGAAATAAATGAGATTAAGTTCAAAACGATTAAGTTTAGTTTAGAAAGTAATGATTTTGAAGAATATAAACATTACATTAAATGTAATGACTATATTATACTATATAATAAAGTAGATAAAGACTTAAATATACATATAATTCCATTCACAGAAGATAAATTTTATGGAGACATCTTAATAATTAAAACAAATAAAAACAACGACATCAACAGCATTACAAGAGATACATATATTAAGATAATTTCTAAAATTAAGATGGAAGACAATGACATGTATTATAGTTCAGAAGATATGTCAGATATTGAAGATAAACCACTATTTAGCTTTTAGTGTTTTTACAACAGTTGTTTCTCTCCCATCTACATAAATATAATTATGTAGATACTTAGATTTTTCTTCTACATTCATGTCCCTGATATTATGAGAATCATCTGAAAAAAATTTATATATCCTATCATATGCATCACCTTTAGTAACCGTCTTAGTGCTTTTAGTTTCTTTCATCTCATAAGACGCATCATCTGTATTACACATATCTAATTTATTACAATCCATAAAATTGATAACTTCCTCCTTTTTAGTATCTTTCAATTTATTAAGTTCTTTTATTTTATCTTGATAAGGTTTAATTTTAGCCTTTAATTCTTTTATTTGTTTTTCTATGTTAGTAAAGTCTGTTATATCTTTTTTAAAAAATTGAATTTCTTCATCTGTAACGGCTAGCATTTAACTAATTATTTTGGATTTTTTTAAATTAATTAATATATATAATTCAAATATTAATACTAAGATAAATAACAAAAGTAAAATACAATAAATTTTAACAGGAAATATCGCAACATTTACGACGGTTTTGAATTCCTCTTTAGTTTCATTATTTAATATTGATGATAACATCTTTACTTATTATATCTGCTAGGTATTTATTTTAATCACTGAACGCCTCTTCATTATCGTCAATTTCGAATATATCACAATCTATATCTGATACATCGATTTCATTTTCAATTTCATTTTCATTTTCATTTTCAAGTTCATTTTCATTTTCATTTTCATTTTCATTTTCATCTGAATTGTCGCTAGAATCTTCAATTTCTAGAGAAGTTTCTAAGTTTATAAAATCGGCTGCATATTTTATATTTCTTTTTCTATTGACTGTCTTTCTGGGTTTAGTAGACTTACAATTAGATTTACATTTAGTAGGAAATACTACAGGTTTTCTTATGTCATCTGGGTTATATTCTAATCTTTCAACGAGTTGTTCAATACTTTCTTTATCTACGAAAAAAGGTTTATATTGTAGTTTTCTTAAGTTATAATTTATTAATGATATGTAATTAGAAATGTTAATAGGGTATTCCCTTGCTAATTTAAGTAAATAAATATTCGATTCTATGTCTTTTCTACTTTTTTTATCAATGTCTAAGTCTTCATTTAGTATGTATTTTTCATGTTCTTTTTTTACAATTGTAGGACTATCTATAACTATCCCGGTTTTTAATATTTTTTTATTATAAAAACTACACTTAGATTTCTTTTTCCCGTCGATAATGTATACACCGCAACTAGAAATCAAAACCCTTTGATAAAAATCTCCAAACGGTTCAAGTGTTTCATATACAAAACATCTAACCCCACAATTGCAAGTCATATTAATAATATAATCAATTTGTTTTTTATATTATTAATACAATAATTAAGCAAAATTAAAAAAAAAAGAAAAAAATACTAAAGGTAAGAGTTATGAAAAACAGCAATATTCCTATATTTATTTTAGTAGCGTTTGTGATAATACTGATAATATATATAAAAGAATATAATACCTCAAAATACACACATCTTCCAGGTCATAAAAGAGTTGCTCTTTGTATTGCTGGTGCTGTGGGTATCAAAACTGGTAATTATCAAGCTGGGAAATTAGATTACGTGAATTTCAGGGCAATAGAACGATGTATTCGAACTCACATAATAGAAGCAAATCCTGGGGTTGAGTTTGAAATATTTATACATACCTGGAATCCTGATTTAGAACAGGATTTGAAAAGGCTGTATGATCCTAAGAAGATTTTGTGCGAAGACAATAATATTTATCGTAATGAGATCAAGAGTAAAATATCCGGGGTGAATACCGATGAACATCAATTCAGGCAGATTTCGCACTTACTTAGTATAAAGAAAAGTTTAACAATGGCACTAGACGACCCTACTGAATTCGACTGCTTCATTAGGCTGCGCCCCGATGTTCTATTGTGGAAAGATATGAAACTTGATGAATATGTGACTGCGCGTCACGCTTATGTGAATGGACATTCTACACCGGAGCACGGCGAAGGTAATGGTGATTTTCACCATATATTGAATAAAAACGACGCTATAGTGATGTCTAGTCTGTACGACAGATGTTCTCCGTGTGTAGCAACTATGCACAAAATAATACAAACATTATTCAAAGAAGCAACTGGAAGAAATTTCATTCCAGATTCAATAATTCCAGGTAAACATCAAGAAGTGCTTAGAAAGTTGTATAGACTTTCGGTGAAGACTGGATATTTAGATGATTTTAAGCTAAGGGAATATGGCCTGACTACTGAAGAACTGATGACATACCGTGGATTTTAAGCTAAGGAAATATGGTCCGTCTATTTATTAAAAAGTTATGATAATCGTGGTAATGCTTTCATTTGATTCATATTACATACCTAAAGACAAAATAACAGATATAAACACTATGATAAATACAAGAATAGAATTTGAAATAATAACCCTATTATCTAGAAGAAGTAAGTGTATAATCTGTGAAAAATAACCTAGGCTTTCTACCCCCGACGGTGGGTAAATTTGGTCAGATGTAGCAAAAGGAAGAACTGCAAATGAAGCGATTATATTAATTAAAACTGCTGCAATAGCAGCTATAAAAGATTTTTTAATAATAGTAGAAGATATATTTAACATTTATATATTAGCAATATATTTAAAGTTAAAAAAAATAATTAAAGAGATGAAAGGTAGAAAATGTAATCAAAGCAATGAACTTAAAAAAAAATTAACAGTTACACCTTTTATACCTGGAGCTCCTATTCCAATAAACTACTGTCTTTATAAGTTAAAAAAGAACGTAAATGTAAAAGATACATCAATGTACATACCAAAACATTTTTCGAACGAAGGTGAACTTATAGAAAATAAAGTAACCTTTTGTAATATTAACATAAATGGAATTCCTAGAGATTATCAGAAAGAAGTCATAAATACTGTATATAAAGAACTTGTCTCAAAAGAATCATGTATAGCGTGTTTATATACTGGTTGGGGAAAAACATTTGCATCTCTTTATATAGCATCACAATTGGGTGTAAAGACTATAATTCTTGTAAATAAAGAAACACTTCTAGAACAATGGAAAGAACAGATAATAAAATTTTTAGGAATTAAACCTGGTATAATACAAGGTAAAGTTATAAACACTGAACCAAGTGTATGTATAGGAATGATTCAAAGCATTTCTATTAAAGATTACCCAGATGATACATTTAATGAATTTTCTCTTTCTATTTGGGATGAAACTCATCATTATTGCTCCAAGGTATTTTCATCCGCTTTTTATAAAATAGGATCAAAATACAATCTAGGTTTAACAGCCACTTTAAAACGAGCAGATAGATTAGAATATACACTTAATTGGTTTTTAGGTGATATAGCAGTAGATGTACAATTACTTGTAATAGAACCTATTATAAAGGTTTATACATTTTATGAACACCCTAATAATACCATTAAATATTTACCAAATGGTAAAGTAAATAGTGCAGCTAGTATAACAAACGTGACAGAAATAGAATGTAGAGTTTCTCTCATAACACGGCTTATAGAACAGCATGCAATGGAAAAACGTAAAATACTTGTATTATCAGATAGGAAATGTCATTGTGAAAAGATTGCACATGAATTAAAGAACAAATCTCATACAGTTGGATTGTATTACGGAGGTATGAAAAAAGATGAACTAAGTATTTCAAATAAATGTGACATTATAATTGCAACATATCAAATGGCTTCAGAGGGTTATGATAATCCAGAACTCGATACATTAGTTTTAGCTTCTCCCAAATGTAATATAGAACAAGCTGTTGGGAGAATATTAAGAAAAATAAATAAGAATCTACCTGTTGTGATAGATGTAAATGATAGTATTAGTATATTTAATAACTGGAATAAAAAAAGACTATCATTTTATAATTCAAAAAAATTTAATATAATTTATCCTGAAGATAAAACACAGAATGTTAAAAAATGCCCTGATTTACCTCTTGACTATTTATTTCGTGATACTTGCGAAATTTAATGCATCAGAAGATACTCCTCTAGATTCAAGTGGCTGAATATATCTACTAATATTTCTATCACCACTGTTTCTTCCAAATGCGCTTACAAAATTATTTCCAGCTGATATATTTGTAGCACTGTTTATTTCACCAACCTGTTCTATATGACCTGTATTATATATACCTGGTTTAATATTTTTATAATTATTTTTCATTTTATCATTCGTTTTTGGTAAATAACTATTTTTTTGACCTGTTTTACGTTTCATTCGTTCTTCATCTTGTGAAAATCCCCTTGGATGAGCGCCATAATAACCACCAAAATCATCCGACGTTTTTAAGTGAGTTTTTTTAAAAGGTTTCATTTTGGGTCTTTTAAACATATATTCTCGGTGAGTTGGTACCGGAGGAGGTTGTGTTTTAGATGCTCTTGTATTCTGCATAGGGTCTGGGGTAAAGCGGAAATCGCTACGTTTATAAAGCCAGTAGAAAAATGCAGCAATTCCTAGGCCTAAAAGAGCGCCCACCCCCAGCCAAACAGCTTTTGATGTTCCAGGTTTAGCTGCTGCTTTTCTAGCTGCGGCGTCAGCGGCGGCCCGCATCCTTGGCGCTGCGCCAAAACCAAGCTTTGTTATTAGTTCGTCAGTACTCATTTAATTTTAACATATATTATTATTTTAATTTTAATTAAAATTAAATAATATCTTTTTAATCGATATTTTTTTAATTCCGTTTATTTTTTAATTCCGTGTATTTTTCTTTAAACTTCATATAAGCATGTATTAATAAGATAAGACACAATAATATTACAGCTCTACAATTAGTTGAACTAAAGAAATCATATAAGTATTTCATTTATTATATATAAATTAAATTATTTTTTAATTAAATCGGCAATGAATAAATACCTCCTATAATTAAAGCGAATAATGCCGCAGTAGAACCTTGAATTTGACCTGTGATATAGTAATGTACAACCGAAACCATTAATCCGGATAACCCATCTGCTATGTAAGATTGTACTCTAGGTATTACCTGATAATAATATTTATCCAAATGTGGGAATAAACCAGACCACCTTATAGGAATCCCAATTAATGCACTTATACAAAAAATTACCAAAAAATTAAAAGGATTTGGAGATGGGTTTCCAGAATAAGTTGCATAAATAATTGCATAAGTTACAGCACCTACAAAACCGGCTATAAGAGCAGCAGCCAGGGGTGTATGTTGTTCAAAATATTCTCTAAGTTTAGTTGTCCCGCCTAAAGAAGGTAGTAATAAATTTGAAAATAGATCGAAAATAGACGTTATCATAAATGCTAAAAAAATACCGTATAATAATTCTTTGTCCATTTAATTATATATAATAATATATAATATAATTAAATGAAATCTTTTAAGAATATTGTTTTAGATTTAAGAAAAAATGAATATTATACTAAACTTGTAAATATACTTCTAGTAAATGGCTTACTAGATATATTTGAAGAAGAGCTTAAAGATGGTAAAATAGATTATTTACCTCTTATTTTAAATTTAACGACATTTTTACATACAAATAAAAAATTATTTAAAGATTTCACACCTGATTCTATAGAAAATATAATAATAATAAGCGTCGACGAGTTATTAACTAAAAAGTACAATATAGAAATAGATGATAAACAGTTAGACATGGCTCTTCAGCTTCTTAAAAACACCGATATGTATAAAACTATATACAGGGCAATTAAAAGTGTAATGATGAGAATATATTATAAATTAAAAAAGACATCATGTGGGTGTTACCCTAAACCAATTATAAAATTGGAGCAAGGCAGTATTTAAGAACACCTAGATTTGCTACATTGTATAAAATAGTAAGAGGATAATTAGTCTTTAGATAAATTTCTACAGTTCCGCATAAATTGGTTGATTTTGTAAACAGTTGAATGTATTTAATATTATATAAACCACTGTTTTCATTTGTTTTATCAGATATTTTGTCATTTGTTTCATTTATTGTTATACTTTGTTCTGCAAAATCACCCACAGCTGTCATAACCATGTTATCTGAGTTGGTTTTTATTTCTATTTCAGAAGATATATTAGAAAGATCTGAAATGTAAACTTGAAAGTCTGATGATGGCATTGTAATATATGAATCAAAATGAATATCTGGTATATTATATATTTTTTCGTCCATATCTAATAACTTTATTTTACTTCTCATTACTGATTTTTTATCACTGTTCTGAGATGTTAGTACCATATTATTTGGATCAGATTTTAAGATAGTGAATGAAATTGTGTCTGTATTTTTTATACCTTTTAATATCTTAAACACTGATGCTAAACTTACACCTATATTTATAGAATTCTCGCAAATGTATTCTTCAAATTTTTCTGAATAAAGAAAAAGGTTAACAATAGCACTAGTTGTCCCATCAACTGCTGTTAATTTAAGCCCTGTAGCGTCTGCTTTAAAATTAACGTCCGATAGTATATTTTTTAAAGATTCAAATAAAATTCGTATAGCGTTTGTTTGAACAGTTTTGAATGTAAATATTACGTCAGAATTATTAGAGGACATATTCTGAAATAACATTATATAATTTGTTTATATTGATTTAAGATAAATATTAATTAGACTGAATTAAAATAACTTAAATTAAATTAAATTATTAATTCTTCTCTATTGTTTAATTTTTCTTCATCCCTTGGATCTACTGCAGCATGCCTCTTCCATACAAGAAAATTACATGGAAGTTCCTTTGTGACAATTTTTCTACCATAAAATTTAGTTTTATTAGATATCATTATAAAATTTCCCTCTTCAAAATTAAATGTATTATATTCAGGATGTTCTCTCAAAGCATCGCTTAATTTAACAGGTTCCTCTCTATCTCCGTAAAAATTACAAAGGGGTCCCAGATAAGGTCTAACATAATCTGTTACATCAAGGTTGTTAAAAAACATAATATCTGGATAGTAAGGGTATTTTTCAGGTTCTACATTAAAATTATAAAACGGGAATTCGATATCCATTTGCCTTGTAATATATTTCATTAGCCTACCATTAAACATATACTTTATAGTTATATAATCAATCTTCTTTAATTCATCTTTTTCCTCGATTTCCTCTAAGGTTGTTTCACCCAAAACTTCATTTTCCCCGTCTTCGTAAGTAATTACGTAACACAGTAGTGTATATTCATCTCGATCTTCTGTTCTTTCAATCTTGTCTAAACTTTTCTTCTTATTTACATTAAATACAAAACGATTCATAGCAGCTTGCGTAATATTGGCTAAAATCCACGCGACTGTAATACCATATAAAAACCACATTACAATTTAATAAAAAATATAAAGAGTCTTTAAATATATTTACAAATGAGTGAAAATGAAGTTAAACCTAAAAAAAGAGGACGAAAGAAAAAATTTGAAACTACACCTTTTAGAAAAAACTTAATAGAAGAATCAAATGATGTAACTCCAATAAAAGAAACACAAAAAATAACCAGTGAGAACTATAGAACAGATAATCTAAAGTTCGGTAATATTCTTATAGAAGTTCATGGTAAAGAACCCAGCGAGACTAATATATCTGATTTTTTTATAAACAATACAAATGATAATTGTAGATTAACAGTTTCTAGCGATGAAGAAGACAACTGCACTTATAAACAAGATCATTCTAAAAAATTAACTTTATATAATAAAGATAAAAAAAATACTGTAAAACGAGATTTAAAATGTTATAATTGTCATCATTATTTTAACAATAAACCATTTTATTTACCTATAGATTATTGCAATAAAACAAAGAGATATAAACTATTTGGTAATTTTTGTTCCCCTAATTGTGTGAAAAGTTATTGTATGAATGATAAAAATTTTCAACATAAATCATATTTAGTTGGTCAATTTTATAGAAAATTGTTTGGTTGCGATTTTAATATAACTCCTGCACCATCTATTTTAACTTTAAAAGATTATGGCGGAACTTTAACTATAGAAGAATTTAGAAAATCTTTCTATAATAATAGTAGATATACATTACTGAATTTAAATTCTAAAATTTTACATATTTAACTGTAACTTTTTAAAGCTAAGAACATTAGTATCAAAAGTAGTAATAACATAAGATTTTCTATTTTTTCTAATCTTCTAATAAGAACTTCATGTCTTTTAGTCGAATCTAATATCAAACTTTTAATATCTTTCTCGCTAATGTAGTTAAATTTATTTCCACTTGTGTATTTCACATCTCCTTCTGTATATTGAATATCTTCGTCTATATATTCAATTTGATTATTGTCTATATATTGATTATTGTCTACATTCCCTCTACGAGGATGCACTCGCTGACCTCGAGTGGGGGGTGCAGACAGCGCACTCGGACCTGGGTTATAAGAGTTTATTTTTTTAGTATTAGTTCGGTTTGAATAAAATAAAGTCATTTGTGTTTTATTTATAGTATACAAATTATTTTATTATTTAATTATTTTATTATTTAATTATTTAACTAATATCTTCCTGGCAGCATTTCTGAGGAACTGGTACACCACTTGGGTCGTTACCATCTTTATCACCACACTGATGCCCGCCACCACATGTTACATGACACCCTCCACGAGATAAATTATATCCGACGGGCGCCATCGTGAACCCAGAAGGACAATCTTCTTTTATACCTACAAGAATAGTTTTTCTTTGACTATCTTCGCGAGGAAGCATTCTACGAACAGAACCCTGTATACCTAAAGCATTTTTAAAAATATCTAACTTATCCTTACGACTGTTTTTCTCTAAACCATTGGTGATATCTGGAGGGCAATATGGGTTCATAATGAGATATATTATTATTACAGCAGCGAGTGCTAAAAGTAATTGCAAATTAGACTTTTCCATTTATTTTATTGTAAATATTTTTTTTTTATTAAAAAATTTATAAATTTATAGCTCTTTTACCCCTTGGATTAATAGTAACTTCTTTGGATGTTTCAACTGTTCCTATAGATGATGCATCATCAGATTTTTGAAGCATACTAGATAAATTTAAAGAAGGGCCTGTTATTTCTGTTGTAGATACATTTGATACATGAGGGTTAGGTTCCTTAGCCATAGCAGAACTGATATTTTTCATTATTTCCGAAGACTGAGTATCATTTAATCCTCTAGGCATCGCCGAGCTAAATAAAGTTTTAGTTGTATGAAACATAAATGCTCCACCAACTAAAGTAACTAAAAGCTGTAACTCAGGAGGAAGATCTGATCTACTCTTATACTTTTCGTATAATTTTTCAAAAATAACAGTATAATCATCAATATTATCCATAACAGATTCTGACCACCCATCTAACTTAGCTCCAATTGGGTCGTATTTATTATTTGCTATCTCCAAACCATATACCGCAGCCAATAAAATCTTTTGTTGTAATTTAACACCCGCTTCTTTTTCAGCATTTGATTCATGTAATTTTAATTCAAATTTTAACTCATCTAGCTTAGAAGACATAGAATATTTTTTTGTTAATTCTACACCTCTCTTCTCAAGTGCAACAAGTTGTAATAAAATTTTTTGTTTCTCTTGTTTAGAATTTTTAGTTTTAGATTCACTACCCGAGCTACTTTCAGATGAAACATCCGAATAATCATCAGAACCGCTTTCACTACCACTTTCACTACCGCTTTCACTACCACGTTCAGATTCATCATCTGATGATTCATCTTTTTTACGATCTTTAGTCTTTGAATTGTTTACAAAATTTTGATAATCTTCTGGATTAAATTTTGATTTTGATTTAAGACTTGGTTTTATTTTACCTAAGTTCTTCTTAGACTCAGCTGGTTTTGCTTCAACTGTACTACCCGATGATATAGAATGTCTGTCATCATCTTTAACTAAATTTATGTCATTTATTCTTACATTATTATCTAATTTAACTAGGGGTCTTATAGACTCTTCTGTTACTAACTTAATATTTGGAACACTGGCGCTCATACTATAATTACTTTTATTATTTTTTTTAAGTACTTGGGAACGTGAAAATAAAACACCGATAGGTCCGTTTATGTTTTGTTTTTTTATAATTTCATTCATAGATTGTATTGTAAATATAAATTATATTTTTAAGTTAAACAGTTTAAAACTAACCAGTCATAAATTACATAATGTTACAAACTAATATAAGGTACGGGAGTGGGGTTCTTTTTTATTGCAAATCTCTTGATAATACACCTTACTTTTTTTTAGGTAAAGATAAAGATAATCGATGGGCTAATTTTGGAGGAGGTGTAGAATTATCAGATAAATGTGATCCTGAAAACACTGCAGCTAGAGAAACCTGGGAAGAAACTCTTGGTTGTATAGGAGATTTAATAGATATTAAAAAAAATATTAAAACAAGTCGTTGTATAGTTTCAAAAACTCCATCTGGTAATAAATATTATATGTATATAGTAAAATTAACATTTAGTAACGCATATAGAGATAGATTCATTTCCACGAAAAAATTTTTATCAAATGTACTTAATGATAAAAAATTTTTAGAAATACTAGACGTTAAATTACTGTCTTTAGAAACAATAAAATACTCTATAGATGATACCAATAAAAGAACTTTTATTAAACTAAGATCTAGCTTTGAAAAAACCATTAAAGATAATTTTGATGAAATATGTAAAATAATAAAAAATTAATTACTGAATAGTATACACCCTTGATATAGGCTGCTGTATTGTATGTATAGGGGTGTAATTTGTAATTTCTCTATCTGGGTCAAATAGATTATTTTTTGTAAAGAGTTTCTTAGGTTTTACTGGAACAATACCTTTTTCTTGACCTATTATCTTTGGTTTATTTATGTCTCTATGTGCTCTTATTATAGTATTCTTGGGAACAATTGAATTAAAATCTCTATCATAAGATTTATCATGTTGAGTACCCAATGAAAATCCGGGTGTAGAACCCATATCTATTATTTTTTCATCTGGTTTTACAATCATTAACGCCGGTTTTTCCGTTTTATCTATCTTAAAGTTTCTGCTTTTATTTACTTGAGGTTTTATTATACGCTTGGGTTCTAAAGTTCTCGTTTTTTGTATAATAGGTTCGTATGTAATTATATTTTCTCGAGGTCTTACAGTTACAATATCATGGTGTATTTTATCTCCTTCTTCTTGCATTTCAGCTTTTGAATGTTTATTAAGCTTGTATAAATTCTGTTGCCATTCTGTTGGAAAACTGTTATGTTGCATTTATTATTATGTTATATTTTATTTTATTTAATTATTTATAAACTCAGATGTTTGTTTTATTAAATCATTCATGGGGTCTATTTTTATAGCCTTTGATTTTACATATGAGGTATCCTTATCTTTCATAGATACATTTATATTCGGTTTTATTCTGACATCAGTGTAAGAGTATATTGCATTATTTTTCTTTATTCCGTAACGTTCACCCGTTTTTGTTCTATCTACGTCATCTATAGATACAAGCTGTTTATTAGCATTTGCAGTAGCATTTCGTATTATTGATACCGCTTGATTAATTTCTTTATTACTTTGTACATTCTCTAGTTGATCATAAGTTTTATCTTTTCCTATAAAAACCCCGATTGTTTGTTCTCCAGCAGATTTTATTACTTTAGGTCCTGCCATTTTAGCATAACTATTCTGTTTATCACTCGCTGTTGTGGGTTTTAACTCTTCACTAGTTAATGGATAATATACATTATAGGAGAGTCCTGCATTAGGATTGGGGTTATCAGGCCATTCTCTTTGGCTTGATGCACCATGCCATGCGTACGGTCTTTTAGTACCAACTGTTGATACATTAGTAGTATCAAAGTCAGTTAGTATAACTCCTTTTTCTAACCCAGCATTTTTATAATTTTGTTCATTAGAAACTACATGACCTATAGAGTTGTAAATAGTTTTATTACCATTTAATTCCTGAACTATTTTATCCGCTAGTTGATCTGCAGACATTTCATTAACATTTAATTCTTCTTTATCTTCATTGAGATTTGTTCTAAACATCTTAGGGAGTTTTCTTGATAACTCTGGGTCGTTTAAATTTGGTGCTTTAAATACATTAATGTATATGCCAATAAAAGACAAAAATACAATAAATATTACTACTGGTTGCAGTTCCATTTATTTATAGATATATATTTTAATTTAAATTAATTTGTTTGAAATTTTACGTACTATAAAACGATTTCTTTTCTACAAGTAGGGCATGTATTTGATTTTTCAGTGAGCCATTTTTTAATACACCGGTTACAGAAGATATGTTCACAATTTAACTTAATATTTTCTTTCTTATTTTCAAAGCATATTGAACAATCTGTTACATCATTACATTTTTCTAATTTTTCAAAATTTTCAATTGAAATTGTAGGTTTTGAAATATTAGATGCTGTCCCTTCCATAATATTTATCATTTCTATAACCCTCTGAACTGAAAAAAAGGTATGAATAGAATCAAATTCTTCGATCATCTGGAATAAATTATTATTTGTTAAATCCTGTTCTCTTTGTCTATTAATGAATTCATATTGACTTATAGGGGCTATTAATAATTCTTCACTAACGGGGTCTCTTCTTACTTCATATGCGCCTATATTAGATTGCATAAACATTATATACTTATATAAATACACAATATAATTATATAATAAATTTAAATGTACAAATATTAATTTAATTTTTACCTACGCCTGCTCTCATTCTCGCATTTCTATTTTGTAACACAGATGGATGTGTATCACCATCTCTAGTTGGATTATCCAATATTGTTATATCTCTACTTGGAGCACTAAAGGGGGTACTATTTTTATGACCTATTTTACTAGGAATAGAATATACAATATCATTATCATAAGGTGAATCTTCCATAATAGTGTATGTATCAACCATAGGAACTGGAATATTTTTAAAAATATCAAACATATTAGTAGATCTTAAAGAGTATTCTAAAGACCCTTGTTTAGTATTTACATCTAAAGTGCGACTTATTCCGTTATTAGAAGGTTTATCTATAGGTTCTACGCGTCTTACAACCGGGTGATTTTTATTCTGGTCAAAAGAATTCATATATTCATAATCTATACCACCGTAGTTTATGTTATTTTGCCTCATTGGTGCATGTTCAATTAATGGATTTAACTTATTGACATCGCCAACGTAATTCATAACGTTTAATATAAATATACATTTTATTTTTATTTAAATTAATTTTACATTTATACCGGGGATAAATTTTTATTAACTGTATTTAATTGTTTAATAGTCCCTGTCATAATTTGTCTGCCAAACGTTTTATTTTCGGGAATTTTTAATTCTGTGTTTTCATTAGTTATCAAATTTGGAGTTTTATTTCCATCTAACATGAATCTATGTTTAATATTATCTGTATTTATTATTGGATGATTAATTAAAAGTGTGTTTTTAGTATTAGTATTATAATCTTCTAATAACTCTTTTCCCCTATTAGTAAGCCCGCCTCGGTCTTCTTCATTTGCAAATTCAGTAGATGAATTAGTGGGTATGTTTTGTATAGTTCTAGACTCTATGGAATTAGAAGAATTAAGTGTTACAAAATAAATACATACAGATAATAATATTGAAAACAAACCAGCTGATATTATTATTGTATAATCCTTGGGGTATTTCAGGGCTGCTATTATTGTAGCTACTATTATAAGTCTTGTAAGAGAGTTATATTGCTGATTTTTATCTTGTCCGTAGAATGGATTTATTGAAAATGAATTAAATAGCGCACACAAGTCGGTAAACCAATATGAGGTCATATTTATTGTTACTTAAGAATTTAATTTTGTTAAAAAGTCTGTAGAAATCTTTTTTTGTTTTAAATTAGAAATTTCTTCTTTATAGTCTTTAACATCAGAGTTTCTAATTTTATTAAATTCAGAAGGGTTTTTATTAATTATTAGTTCTCCTAGTAAAAAAAGAGACTGTACGTAATCCCATATAGCTGTTTTAGTATTATCACTAAGTTCGTTCCAGTATTTATTTATTCCAATTTCTATAGAAAAACTTCTAATTTTATTCTTTATATCTACACTGTTTACAAAAAATGCTTCATCTCTATTTCTAATTTCATTTTTATAATCTATACATCCTGCCATAAAAAGACTTGAAGGTGTTGAAGGTGATGTAATTTTTAAAAGAGTAAAAACCTTTTTATATTCCACAAGAGACTGTTTACGATATTTATTTATTATTTTATCTATAAACTCATTAAACAATGTATTGAATTTTTCAATATCTGTTGTCATAGTGAATAATAATGTATTTATACTTTAAATATATTTAAATAATAAAATATTTAGTTATATTAAATTTACATGTCAAGCAATGTTAAAATAAACGGAGTAAACATGTTTATAAATAAACTTGATAGACAGATTGAAATAATAAATCTAGATATACTTAAAACTAAATTTAAATTAGATGAAGGAGATACAGGTTTTTATAAACTAAGTTTGTATAAAAAAAACGTATACGACGATGGAGTAATAACAGAAAATTACAACAGACCTGGTATAGGACCGATACAAGATGGAACATATTGTTCAATCTGTCAACGTTTAGGGGGTTCAAACCATGAAAATAATTGTGATATACCCAGAGATGAAAGTTTGTTTTTAACACTCGGCGGTTTTAGAGATTATATATTAAATGACCCAGGGTATTCGGGTGATTATTCAGGTATCAAAGAATCATTTTTAAAGGGTAATATAAACGATGAGATAGTATCAGAATTATTTAATTTGGATGAAGATGATGAGATAAATATAGAAGACGGAAAAATAGACATCGAAAAATACGAAAATAAAATGACAAATGTAGAATATGAAGGTCGTGTTAAAAAAAGAGGGCCGTCTAAATTACCACCTAAAACCAATACCACCCAATTCTTAAATAATTTAATAATATCTCATGAAATAAACGAACATAAAACATCCATAAGAATAAGTAAAAATGGTCTTATAAATATTATAAACATTAATACAGATCCGGTTAAGAAAGATTCATTAATCAATGAACTCATTCAAAGAATTAATTTAAGCGGGGCCGTTAAATATGAAGCTTTTAATGAAGTAACGGGGGGAACTGAAAAAATTTATAAGATTATACCCAGTAAAAGTTATATTCACTCTGCGTCGGGTCAATTTAGTATTAAAAAAATTATACCCGGAAAAAATCAGGTTAATTTTATAGAATTAAATGATTTTATTAATCCCTATGATATAAATGGTAAAATAATAGAATCGCCTATTAATACAAAAATAAAGAGAGCCAGAGATGGATCTCCTATAGTTTATTATAAAGGTCTTAAAATAATAGAATGGGAATATTATTCACCTAGAGAAACTAGAAATGAAATAATGACAAAAGAATATATCAAAGTTATAGTAATCCCATCAGATGGACTTAAATTAACCGCTGTTATTAATAAATATGGTTCCGTTATGTTAAATATATCTAAATGCACCTTAAAACAAAAAAACGATGGTTTATGTGGAAATAAAGATTCTGATATATCTGTAGAATTATTCGATAACTTAGAAAAAGTTTTAAATGAAATGTTTGATGAAAATGAAGACCTATTTGTTATGACAAGCTTATTAGGTCCTGAAAAACAATTAAAAGAATACAATACGGTTTCCGGTTATGCCCCCAATGGTAGAATATGTAGACTTACTAGAACAAGAAAAACGGGAAATGATCCTAGAAATTTTTCCGAATCTATGAGACCAGACCCATATTCGTGGTCTGGTACATGTCCAGATCCAAATTATCAATATTTAAAACCAGAAGGTGTTTTCGACCCTGATGATAAATTGTGGTACCCGTGTTGTGAAACAAAAGATAGCAAATCCATAGAAAGAATGAAAGAATATCTTAGAAACGGGTTTCCGGGTAAAGACGATTCTAGGAGATACGATTTAACAAATGAAATAGATTATGGTTCTGGTATATTAATTCCAAACAGTAATTTACCGAATTCAATAGCAAATGTTAAAATAAATGGAAAATTTGAGACGGTTAATGTTATTGGAAAACTGAGTGCAAAGGAAGGTGGGGGTAAAAAAGCCAATAAATATAAAGTAGAACACAACGGAAAAAAAATAATAGTTGGTGGAGAGGATTTTGAAAGAGATTCTCGTATATTTCCTGGATTAAATTCTTTTAGTAGAGAGTCTTTATTATCTTGTATACTTACTAATTTAAAGATAAATAATTTAACGATAACCGAACAGGGTAGATTAGAAAAGAACACAATATCTAATATGAATGAAAAGAGTATTAAATTAAATACAGATATATTCTTATCTAAGATAAACCCCAAAAGTCTTTTAAAGTATCAACCATTTACTTATCATACAATACCTATGTTAATTATAAACCCATTTGATGTCAGAAAAATAAGCCCTGATGGTAATAAATTTTATCTAGTTTTATCACCTCAGAATAACTTTTATATCAATGACAAATTATTGTCTGTCAATTCGGATATATCTGATACATTTAACAATACTATTATATTTGAAGGGTATTTGAGTTATAATGACACTCTTGATAAAAATCAGTATGAAATAATAGATATTATTTATAACAATACAGACATTAGAGACCGCTCATTTACCGAAAGAACTAAAATAATAGCTGATATATTTAAATCTGGTACATTTTCTTCCATAATAGATGAAATAATAATAATACCCGATGAATATACAAATATTATATCGGGTTCATATGAGATAATAAATTCTAATCCTCGAAATAAATTAGTATTTAAACATGATAATAAAACAATAGTTTACGGAGAAGAAGATAATTATAAAGACACTATTGTATTGGAAATTCTTGGAATAAAAGGTGAAACTGTTGAATTTGGTTATGATTCTAAAGAAATAATAGAGAATAAAGATTTAGACTTCCTAAGAAGTTATACTTTTTTGAAAAGAAATATACCATATGGAATAAAAGTAGGAGATTATTATAAAGTTTCTATAAATAGAGATAACAAGGGGAATGTAGTTAGTAATAGAATTTTAAATATAAAAAAGAAAATAAATGTAAGTCTAACAACCAATATGAAAACATATGATGAGGTAATGAACATATTACTTGTTAAATTTAGTCCAATTGATTCTAGTTATTTTAACTCTAATTTAGATTGGGTTTTTAAAGATGGATTTTTACGTTACGATGGAACAGATAACTTAATATATTCTATTGATTAATAAGATTAGTTATAAATACAAACAGTTCATTTATATTTATATTATTCTTCAATATTTCTATCTCAATTTGTCTTTTTCTATTGGGATTTTCATACTCTATAAAATTTCTATCAATAAAATTACCATCTGATATAATTGTAAAATCTACGCGAAATGAATCACTTGAATCCTGGTATGAAGTTCTCTGTTTTAAGTAATATTTTCCAGATGTAACATAATCCGTTACCCTGGTTTCAAATGAAGTAGAAATTCTTATGTCTTTTTCCCATAAATTAGACATATCTATGTTTATATCATTATTTCTCTTCTTAAGTATAGAGTCTAAAAGAATAAACTTTTTAAAGTCATTTGAATAAATGTGTCTAGTTCTTATACCTGGTAATTCATCAGAATAAGCGTCAACATAGTATTCAATAGACTTTTTCATATTGTAATTATTTATTTCTTTTACAATTCTATTGTATATATCTTGGTCTATATTAGGATTAAAATCTCCCCTGTAGTTAATTTTTCCTAAACGCATTTCAACTTCAATGTCTTGAGAACCTATTCGGTTGAATTGTTTTTGTATATTTGTTATATCAGAAGAATCTAAAATTTGAGCCATGTTAGAAGTTGATATACATCTAAGTAGACTTGATCTAGAAGAATAAGATAATACCTTTTTCAATTCTTCCATAGTAGAACCCGTTCCAAGTTTTGAAAAATAATAGATGTCATTTATATCAATAGGATTTTCAACACTTCTTATAACATTTAGAATAGTTCTCAGCGAGTTTGGTGTATTTTTATCACGTCTGACATTTTTAAACATAAAGTTATTTCTTGACATAACTTGAAATTCAACTATTGAATTATTCTGTACATAATCTGGTACATCAACTGTGACATCTTTGAATGAATCAAATGATTTTCTAGTCCAATTGCTCAAATTACCGTTTTTATCTTGGAATTTAACAACAGTTCCGCGACCAGTTTTTACAATCATTAGATCTATTGTTTGTTCATCATTAGGCTTCCATTTAAACTGAGTTGTATCAGGTTTGTTCCAGGGGCCTATGTTATATAAAGTATCAGCGGATGTAAATATGAGTCCATCTAGAGATATTTTTTTACTTATGTATGTATCTACTGCTTTTTTATATTTTTCTTTTACCATATTGTAAAAATCTTTTCTATGTTTTACAAGAAGTTTTTGAAGTTCTCCATTTTCTGTTGGAGTATATAACTTTTCTTTATCCGATATGTTATGGAGAAAGTAAATAGGTTTAATTTCTACGTTAAACCAGTTCTTATTTCTAAAAAACATGAGTAGTAGAGGTTCTTCATTATTAAACTTACCGGGTATAATCAATTTATAAAGTATATCATACCTGTTTATGTATGGCCAGGGTTGTGTTCTAAGTTTTCCGTCTACAGGAACTATCATTGATGAATCTTGACCTATAATTCTTTCGCCGTCTATTACATCTATGTTGTTTGGTGCATATAATATGTCAAAAGCCATAAATGAAACTGCTTTAGTTCTGCTGATATCTAACCATGGATAACTATTATTATCTCTATCAAAAAACACAACCTCACCATCTATTAACATTTCTCTAGAGTCTACGGGGTCTAAACTATCCTGAGATGAGTTTCTCACTCTATAGATATTTGTATTTCTATCGATAAAATATACCATTCTGCCAACCTTTTGACCTGGCACACTCGCGATGTACATTAACATTCTTGTTCCATCTACTTTCTGTGTTACAGTATATTCGCTTTTACCATCTAATTTTTTAGTGTTTATTGTAGACATATCTTTTTTTTCCATTGTTACAGGAAGACCTCCTATGAATTTTTTCATATCATAATTTTCATTTCTAGCTAGGGAATTTTTAACAAGTTTTTCATAACTTGTTAACACTTGTCTATAAGTCTCATCCTGTAATAATTCCATGTTTATCGGTTAATATTATGTTATATTTTTTATTTTAATATAGTTTATTTTTTGTAAATTTTATTTTTATATTTTAATTTTTTCATTTTCGTTTTTAGTTTAGGGTAAGCCCAAATACCTATTTTATATAGAATGTATATTCCTAAAAAAGTAAAGAGATAATCTATGTATAATTTATAGTGATTATATCTGTATATATGTTTCCAGCCAGATGTATCTTTGTCTAATTTAGTTATTAATAAAAATGCTTTCATTGGTTGTATAGTTATATAACCCACTATTTTACCAAAACCATTTCCTTTACCCCAGTTAGATTTATTTTCTGTATCAGGAAATAATTGAACTATCAATGGATTTTTATAACTATATAATTGCTCTAATTTTTCAATATAATCTACGTCTATATCACCTTGATATTTATTTTCTCTAATAGTTTTGTAGAGTTTTTGTCTTGCTTTTTTTGAGAAAAGTTGAGCTTGAGCAAAAGTATACCCAGTTAATTTATAGATATTATTATCATAAATTTTCGGTTTATAACGTTTAAATATTCCAGAAGATCCAAATGTAAATACATCAAAGTCTTCATTTTCTATAAAATTATTAACTATTGTATAATCATCTAAATCTTTACTATACATTTCAGCATCTTCTTCTAAGATTATCACATTATTATAATCCTTTGCGTAATAAAACGCGGTGAAATAAGAATGTGTAATATCTGATGTAGTAGCAGTAACTTCTTCATCTTTAACACAATTTTTATATCCCTTATTGTATTGAATTATGGTTTTTTTACTTAATGACATTATAAAGGGGTCGTATTTAAATCTATCTGATCCCTCCATCATAAGTATAATTGTAACATCCGAAGATGGTATAACAGGATTATCTGTTTCATTTATAGTGACGTAATTGTAACAATCTTCGTTATCAAATATCATATAATATTATACTTTATTTAAAAAAATAATTTAATATAAATTATATATTAAATATTAATGAGTAGACTTGATATATGGAAAGTTTGTAATAGAAAAAATCCTGGATTAGAAAAATTTTTAGCAGGGGTTTCTGAAAAAAATATAATAAGGGATAAATTATACACACAAAAAGAAATTGACAGAATACTCAGTATCAATACTCCGCATAATATCCTACCTTTAAAGATTTATCCAGACCCTCATTCTGTTATATTAGTTAAGAATAATTCTTTAAAAGATGGCTTTGGAATTTTTGATCCAAATGGATATACGGTTCGGAATGATCTTACGGGTGAGCTAGAGATGGTATTCGTTTTTATGATACAACCCAAAAAAAAAGACGAGGATACAGAAAGGTACACGGAAAAAATATTTAATTCTATTTCTCCACAGCGGCCTCTAAACAGAGGAAATGATACTGTAAATCCCGGATATTGTGGTATATTTGGTATAATATTTATGGTATATTTTAAAAATACGTCTGATTTAAATGGCTGGGATAGTTCTTGGGTAAATTTTGTTAATACAATATGGAAACCTTTTTATCGTGACCCAAAAAGTGATAGTATAGCTCTTCAATTGGCGACTGAAGTTCAATTAATAATTAAAAATAATACAAGTTACTCTAGCATGGAAGTTCAAATACTTGAAAAAATTAAACAATACTTCTATAAAGTTAAAATAAAATTTCCTGAAAAAACAACTAAAAGAAAGAGAATGGATTTTGGTAAGACAAGATATAAACATATGTATAATAACAGGTTGTATAAAATTAATATAGGTCCTAGGGGTGGGAGATACATAATTGTCAGAGGTAATAAAAGGTATATCTGAATTCAGATGTCATCTCGAATACCCCTATAAACTGGATGCCTTGGAACTCCATCTTTAGTCATTTCCATAAAACTGAAAGAAACAATTGAACCGATTGGAATGTATTCAGGAGAGTCTTCTTTTAGATAGTTTTCTCTTTGCAAATCCGAAAATCCAGTCCCTACATTAGTGATAACACCTGTTCTTTTCCCATCTATTATAATTTCTCCCTTTATTGAACCAAGAAGTCCTTTAAGTCTACCATCACCCATAATGTATTCCAATACAATACATTCTGCGTCTTGTTGTTTCTTATACTTTAGAAGATATTTACTCCTTCTAGTTTCGTATGGAGAACCTGGTGCTCTAAGCATGACACCTTCTGCACCAGCTGAAGTTAGTTCATTGTAAATTTTGTTTAGGTGTTCTTCAGACTCGATTTTTACCTGCTCTGTTATTTCAATAGGAAAGTTCATATCTGGGTAGTCTTCTTTCCAGGACATTTCACAGATTTTAATAACTTCACCGAGTTTTTGCATACGATCTTCGAATGGCAATGTTTCAGATGGAATATCAAATACCTTAAATTTAACGGTAGTCCACATATCATCTATCTCATCGGATGTGTATGTTTTACCCGGTTTAAGAGTTGATAGTCTACTTGTCTTTTGAAATTCTCCCCGTCCAATCCATAATTCTCCATCTAAAGCAACGCCTGGCGGAAAAGCCATGGTAAAAAAATCTGGAACGTATGTAAAAACTTTTGGTTTTCCTAGTCCTGAACCTCGCGATATAAACTTTTCTCCATCCCAGAAACATCTAATTCCATCATATTTTTCAGATGCAGCCCAACCAACTGGAGGTTCCGGTACATTCAATTCTTTTGATAATTTATCAGTGAGTTTTATTTTTTGTCCATGTCTGTCGTATAAAGTGTGAGCTGCCATCAACTTAAGGTTGTCTACGTATGTTTTCGAGTTGTCTTCACTGTAAGATATAACCTGTTTTTCAGGGAAAACTGCATAATAGCCTTTATCAGTCATTATAATATTATTATAATTTACTTTTATGTAGTTTTATAAAATTTATTTACATTTAATATTTTTTTGTAATTAATTTACAGATTATTTATTTTCCAATTCGGTTATTCTTGCTTCTAATGTAGCTATCTTGGTAAGCAAATTGGTAACTATTGTGTCTAATTCTTGAGTGGCTGATACATTCCTAGTAAAAATATCATTATAATTGACAGAATATGGTTTTTCTATAATAACTTCTTTTTCTACCCCCTCTGAATCTTTTGAAGTTTTAGTGAAATCTCCTCCAGTTACACAGTAAGCTAATTCAGGTATATTTAAAATGTCCTGCGCTATAAAACCAGATTCGTTTATGTAGGAACCTTCTTCTAATGTGCCATTGAAATCGGCTTTTTTTAATGTTTTAGTTTTTTGATACTTCTGAGGTTTTAATTTTCTAATTACATCTAGAGAGTTTGTTAAGTCTTCTTCATTATGCTTAAGTCTATCATCACTATTAAGTATCTGTTGGTTTGCGCTTACTTGTCCATGAAATTCTACAGTATTAGTAGAAAAAATTTCAATTCTTTCAGAAGAAAGAGATAAAATCTGTGTTTCGCTCTGGCCGATTGTAGGATCAAAAGCATCTTGATACTGCTGCCCATTCACCCACGGGTTAAACTCGGGTCCATAACCATCATGAATTAGACCAAGCGACGACGACACCAAGCCAGCTTTCTGTTTTCCTATGTATATGCGTCTAGATAGTAAAGCCGCGCTACTTCCAGCAGACATATGAAGAAATCCTGCATTTTGCGTCTGGTTGAAAGGATTGCCCACGTGCAGATCTGACCATTTCCCGGCACAAAGTCTAATCTTAGGAAACACCCCCCCAGATGGTACATACCCAGCATTAGGACTATCAATCCCTAGGGTCTCATTAACATTAGGATCTTCTTTATCGACTTCCAATATAATTTCAGGCTTGCCGTTTGTCTGATGATGGCGGGCTGATAAATGAATTCTATTATCAGGGATAAAAGTCTGCTCTGTCGTGAACGACCACGACGGATTTGGAGAACTTGAAATAAATATATCCTGAGAATTATTGTGAATACGACGAGTATAATTTTGACCATTATCTATTGAATTTTTATCAAATCCGTTGTGCGGGAAATTCCAAAAGTATTCGACGGGGTTAGGGGTAGGAGGGCCAGCCGTGGGATACCAGCCCCCATTGGTAGCGCCTAAAACTATTGTCTCTCCCATCATATCAATTTGTTGAGTAGATCTAAAACCTGCATTGACTGCTTCGTTCCAAGCAAGCAAACCTGGCATCCAATTCATTGGATTCCCACTCCCACCCCCCGAAGTTAACACGTAGCCAGCATTTCCTGCGTCACCGTTAGTTAATAAGGCTCCTTTAATGTTAATGTCGTTGCACATTAACTCAGGCGATTGGATATCAACTCGAGTATTAGCCTTTATTATTACATTATTGGTTGAATTGGCGGGTGGGTGGGTGGCGTCGGCGGCGCCATATTCCGAAGAACCTATATATACGTCTGGACTAGCAAGCTCAATTTGGGTCCCGGCGAAAAAACTCACCGCGCCGGGTTGTTGTGTATAGGGTGTACTATGGTTGGGATCGTAACCCCCCGCATGAAGTGTATATTGGAATGAACTTACGTTACCGTTTACATCAGTTGGGGGTGAATCACTTCCGTCGTATTTTCCAACATTCACAGTAATACCACGGTTCGAATCAAATCTCATCGAAGCGCGGCCTGGATAGCTGCTTTCGTCGTTTTGCAAAAAGAACTGGGCTTTCGACGAGCTGAACGGGCCGTCCGTGATAGCTAAGTGGATTTCGTTAGAGGACTCTAATGCCGTAATTTTGTTTGATGTAATTCTATTTGTATCTCCAAGAATAATATTTGTAGCACCCCACTGCCCAGCCGGGTTTGAGGCGTTAAGGTTGTCTACGACAGGTCCAATAGCGTGATTAAATGCTGAATAATTATACAAACTATTAAAACTACTACTAGAAGCGGTGGAACTCGATTTAATAACTAATTCATCTTCGACGACTAATGATCCGCTAGTGCCCGAACTATTTTTATCTAATCTAAGATTACCTTCTAACTTAAGAGATTCGGTCGGTTCACTATATGAAGGACCAGATGGTCCTTGAGGATAATATGAAACTGCCTGTTCATTGTCGGTGGTAATATAAGAACTGCCTCCACCTCCACCCCCACTAGATTGCGCCGTCCATGATAAATTACCAGACCCATCTGTTTTTAAAACATAATTAGCAGAACCATCTGATGAAGGCCATTTTAAATTATGTAAAACTACATTACCTGTACCGGTTGGAGTTATGGATATATCATTATTTGTACCATTTTCATTAATTGTATCTACAGAAAGGGTTCCAGTCATATCAGCGTGGATCATATTTACCGGACCTGACAGATCTATTCTATTCCCGGGGTTGCCGGTAATCAACACTATATCTCCAGAACTGTTGCTAATAACTTTCCCATTTAAATCTAAGTCTGCACCTAATGTTGGATTAGGGTCGGCAGAAAGAGATGCTATACCGCCTCCACCCCCACTAGATTGCGCCGTCCATGATAAATTACCAGACCCATCTGTTTTTAAAACATAATTAGCAGAACCATCTGATGAAGGCCATTTTAAATCATGTAAAACTACATTACCTGTACCGGTTGGAGTTATGGATATATCATTATTTGTACCTTTTTCATTAATTGTATCTACGGAAAGCGTTCCGCTCATTTGAACATTACCAGTGTCGCCATCTGCTAAAAACGTTTCGCCTGAAAGACCGCTTGTTGATCCTGAGGATGGTTTTAATTCCAATGCTTTAAAACTAGCCTGATTTTCAGATGTTAGAAAATATCCATGACTTGTATAATATTCATTGGCATATATTTTATGAGCGTTTGTTATTTCACGACTAGATGATACATTAACACCACTTATATCAACGCCATTTCCGGTTGATTTTTCTGTTATAGTATCTACGGAAAGCGTTCCGCTCATTTGAACATTACCAGTGTCGCCATCTGCTAAAAACGTTTCGCCTGAAAGACCGCTTGTTGATCCTGAGGATGGTTTTAATTCCAATGCTTTAAAACTAGCCTGATTTTCAGATGTTAGAAAATATCCATGACTTGTATAATATTCATTGGCATATATTTTATGAGCGTTTGATATGTCGTGTCCATTTACATCTAAATTTGCACTTAACGTTGGGGAATTATCCTGAAAAAGAGATAATATACCCCCACTAGATTGTGTTGTCCACGATAATTTACCAGACCCATCTGTTTTTAAAACCTGGTCAGCTGTACCGTCGTCATCTGGCAATGTTAATGTATATGATGCACCGGCACTGTGAGGAGGACCTTTAATTTTTACACCATGACTATTGTCCTCACAATTCAATTGAATCTGTCCAGAACCCCCTGTATTACCTTTGATTTTTACAATACCTGAACCATTTGGTGATATTTCTATATTTCTATTGCTACTGCTTTTAATACCAAATGTGCTTACATCTAAGTCTGCGCCTAACGTTGGGGAATTATCCTGAGAAAGAGATAATATACCAACATTGGCGCCTATGGAAATGCCGTCTAATTTATTTTTCAATGCATTAGTGAAATTGTTTTGTGTTAGCCCTCCGTCACCTATTGTCTTGAAATTTGCACCATCTTGAATGCCATTTAATTTAGTAGCAAGAGTTGGTGTAAAGTTTACCTCTGTTAAACCATTAGCGACAGCGCCGGCTGCGGTTCCAGTTGCTAATGAATTTGTCCCCGTTCCCCCACCACCGGCTGGTATGTTCGCTAAATGATTTGCCCAGTGTGGTGAAAAGTTTACCTCTGTTAAACCATTAGTACCAGCACCGGCTGCGGTTCCGGTTGCTAATTCTATCTGAACCGGTTCATTTTCTTCATCAACTACTTTAATACCGTCTGTTACTAATTGATTTAAATTTTTATTTAAAAAATTAATCTGCTGAGTATTAATACCCACGGATGTCTCTAATATATTTAATTTACGGGTAATTGAAAAATATTCGTCAGATATATCTTCAGACATTAGATGATTATTATAGTTATATTAGAATTTATTTTACGATATTTAACTATAGCCTAATTCAGACATTATAATTCTTAAATCATAAGGTGATATATCAATTAGATTTGATAACATTTCATCAACAGACGGTCTTCTAGAATATTTTTTCGTAAACGAATCTATAAAATTAGTGACCATTTTAACTTTAATATTATGTTTACTTTTTTCATTTTCTTCAATCTCTATTTTTTCTTTTTCTAAGATGTCTATTTTAAGTTGATCCTGTTTATAAACTACATCGCGTATAGTGGTTATGTCATTAAGAATATCAGGTTTTATAATTCTATTGAAATTTTTAAGTTTCCTATCCACTTCTCTTTTATCATCCCCGGAAGTCATTTGGGATTTAAATTTATCTATTATATCGCTATCAATATGAGGACAGGTTTCCATTAAACGATCAAATTCATCTCTACATGTTTTCATGAAATATGTTACATCTACTCTTTCTTCTGGTGATTTTAATAATTCTATTCTAATACTTCTATGAAATTTATCCCATGAAATAGAACTCATTGCATGGGCTTCAGATAGCTCATTTATTTTAAAAAATTGTGATACTGTTGTTATTATACCAGCTAATATATTAACACTCCCTATTACTATAGAACATTCAGATCTATACCTCAATGGAACTCTTTCAATTGCAAAATTTGCAGTACCTGTTAAAGTTGATAAAACAATGACTGGTATTGTGTACATATTTCTTTTTTTTGAATATTTTATATTAGAATTCGCATGAAGCAATTTATAACATGAGGCTTTGTCTGCCCAATCTATAAATATATTCTCATGGTGTTTTTCCCATGGGATGTATTCTCTAACTGTAGTTTCAGATTTATTGTCCATGTTTCAATTACTTTATTAAAATAGATGTATAAATTAATGGAATGAATAACAACGAAGATTTTCTATACATTGAAGATTGTAAAAATGACATATATTCTTTAATAAAAAACATAAATGACAAGTGTACAAACTTAGAAGATCTTTACAAGGAATACCTGCAAGAAGTTTTAAAACACGATACGCATTTAATGTCCTTAGATGTTTTATTTTTTCAGATAGAATTAACATACGAAGACATTAAAAATTACACCAGTTTATTTAATGAATTTTTATCTAGAATGTACGGAATGTACTATAAACTATACATTAAAATAATACATTCTCTTAAAGATATAAAACTTGATAATATTTTTGGAAATAATCTATTTTTTAAACCTACGCCGTTCGACGATTTAAATAAAAGAGAATATAACTTTGAAGAAACAGAAAAGATACATAATACAATCATAAATATAATGTCATCTATAACACAATATATATCAAAACAAAAATACTCAATAGAAGACGATGAGGTGTATTCTAAAACACACAAAGGAATAAATATAAATCAACTAGTATTCGAAAAAACACATGATAATGAAATTTTGCTACAAAAAACTAAACTATTCAATAATATACTTGAAAATTATTACGAATATCAAAAAAAATTTCTAAAAAGAATGATATTAAAATTAAAAGTTTTACAATTTCAAATAAATTCTGATATAGAATTTCAAACAACTAAACGAGAATCTAAAAATAGTGTAAATATGGAAGTAAATAATTCTGTGAGAGATGAAGAATTTCAGATTTCTGTTTTAGATGGGCTAAATTTATCTACTGAAAATACGGTAGATAAAAAAAATATATGTAAAAGGTTTATACTAAATTTAAATAAGTGTTGTATTTGAATATTTATCAAATGCTTCGAGTGTATGAGGACAGAGATCTGTAATAATTTCTTTCATCGCGTCTGAATATTCCTTTATTTCAGATTGTGCATTTTCTGCAGACCTAAGTCTGATAAAATTCATTAAATTGTGTAGGTCGGTACACCAATAAAATTCTGTAAACATGTTCTGAGGAAGACCAATTCTAGCAATTTCTTTAGACACGCCGTCTTTTACGAGCTCTTTATAAAGTCCGTATTGTTTATATGAATTTGTCATATATTCATCAAATTTATACTTTATATGTTCATCCTTAATTTCATCTCCAGACATTTGTTTATTAAGTTTCCCCTGTCCATATATAGTTCTAGGACAATAAAACTCACCTTTCATAACAGAATATCTCCCTGAAATTTCATTAACATTAGCCGTTCGATGTCTAATCCACTGTCTTTGTACGAAAATAGGACATTTGACATGAAATTTGAATTTTACCATTTCGAATGGTGAAGTATGTTTATGTTTAATGAGAAAATCTATTAGCCTTTTATCCTTTTCAAGTGTTTTAATACCCTGATCAAAAGATACTCTAGCTGCCTGAACTATTGCATGGTCACACATTAAGTCTTTACAACTTTTAGGAATATATCTAGGCATGCAATCAACCAATTTAACAAATCCAATAGGACCATATGTATCAAAATTTACAAATCTAAGTTTATCATCAAGATTAATCAGTCCATTGTATTTTTTACTCTCAGGTTCTTGGGGATTTATAATATTTTCTGCAATATTTTTGGCCTGATCACGGAGACCTTTTATTTTATTATTAAGTTCTATTTCAAACTGATCATTTATATTATTTGGTAAAGCAACAGAAATAACATTTCTTGTATGCCTTACTTTTCTAAGTGTAATTAACCCCCTTCTAAACATCAAAAACAGAATATAAATATAAATGTTTTCTTACTTTATATTGATGAACTTATTTAAACAAATAATTTACTACAATATAAACAATGCCTTTATTTATCAAAATAGATCCAGAAGATTCTCATCACTGGGAAAATCATCCGACATATGAAAAAGCTAGAAAAAACGAAGATGTAGGATTAGATATTCCAATGCAAAAATCAATCCTTATACCCGCTAATTCTAAATCTTTCAAGATAAATCTTAATATTAAGACAAATCCCAGTCACGGATATATGGTTCTTCCTAGAAGTTCCATTTCAAAAACTAATGTGAGACTAGCAAACTCTGTTGGAATTATAGATAAAAATTACCGAGGTAATGTGATTGCAGTTGTTGATAATACAGGGGAAACCGATGTTTTATTTCAAGAGGGGTGTTGTTATTTTCAAATTGTAGCTTTTGATGGAATTCTTCCTAAATTTCAGATAGAAACTGTTAATGATAAAACCGATAGGGGTTCTGGAGGGTTTGGAAGTACAGGGGCTTCTAATTAAATTACCGGTGAACCGACAATAAAAAGTCCTTCTTTATCTAAAAAATCAAGGGTTAATTTGGATGCTATTTGTTCAGATTCTTTTTTTGTTTTATTAGTTCCCTGGCAATATTTCTTTCCATCTATTAAAACCACAGATGTAAATACTTTTTTATGCGCTGGTCCAGAAGTTTCTACTAGTTCATATTCTGGATTTACCTGAATACTTTGCTGACATCTTCTTAGTAAAATGTCTTTATAATTATTATCTTCTTCTAAATCTTCAAAATTGATGTATTTATTTATAATGTCTAAAATAAATTTCTCAGCGTACTTAAATCCAAGATCAAGATTAATAGAACATATAAAAGCCTCAAATATATCTTCCAAGAATCTATCATTGTCTCTACCACCTATATTTTCAACATTTTTACTAATAACAAGAAATTTATTTAAATTTATCTGTCTAGCAAAATATGCAAGAGTTTTACCGTTTACTAGTTTAGTTCTAATTCTAGTTAGAAATCCCTCATCTTTATTTGGGTATTTATGAAAAATAAAATTAGCGACAACAAGATTAAGAACCGAGTCTCCAAGGAATTCGTATCTTTCATACGAAACCCTTAAAGATTCTTCTTCTTGTTTAGCTAAGAATCTTAGAACACTTTTATGAATAAAAGCTTTTTGATAAAATAAAATGTTTATAGGTGTTACATCTATAATAGAAAAAACATCTTCAGTTGTAATCTCCTTGTTATTCTCGTTGAAAAATTTAAACATCAATACTGTATATAGAGTTATAGAATTATTCTTTTAAATTGTTATTTTTTTTGTAAAATTTCCATGGTATCTTCAAGTTTTTTTCCATTGTTACATATGTTCATAATGTCTTTAATCTTCAATAGACTTGAATGTGCTAAATAATCACTTGATACATTATTATCTGTTGAATAGATTTCTAGTTTTTGAATAGAATCTCCTATTGAATATGTGTAATTTTTTAAAAGAAAATTATGACGTTTCCATTCATATGTATATAAATTAATTTCATTTAGATTAGGATCAATATTGTCTACTTTTTCTTTAGTCTCTGCAGTAACTAATATATCATAAGGCCCAGTATTCTTAATTATAATACTATCAATAACCTTCATAGGGGATTCATCTCCTTCAAACATAACTTCCTCTATGGTTTTTTTCCACCCATCATAAGAATCAAACGAAGATTTAATTTTATCATAATTAATTTTATTAAATAGTTTTGAATCAAAACCAAACTCATTTGTATACTTTCCAAATGTAAATTTTATACAATTACCCTTTTTATTGTTATCTTGAAAAAATTCTACTAAGCCTGGTAAAACATTATCCATTTTATACGTTATTAATTTGTTTCTTTAAACCTATATAAAGGAATATATAAATACTTATTTATAAAAATGACCACTCTAGAGCAAACTGAGCCTCTAACTCCGTCCGATAAGTTTGACCTTCTATTGAAGGATTTTAACACTCTCGCAGAAACTCTTAAGACTATGAATGTTCGTCTTAAGACTCTACAGAAAGATGTAAACAAGGCTATGAAGTCCGGTAAGCGTTCAAAGCGTGTAACCGATGTAGATCCAGATGCCCCTAAGAAGATTTCCGCTCTACAGCGCCCGGTTGCAATTTCAAATGAATTGTGTTCATTCCTAGGATTCCCCGAAAATAGCGAACATTCTCGTCAAGAAGTAACATCTTCTATTAATAATTACATTAAGGTTAATAATCTACAGGATCCTAACAATCGCCGTTTTATTCTTCTAGATACTACACCCGAGGCTAAGAATCTAAAGGCTCTTCTTAGGAATCCAGATCAGCCTGTGACATTTTTTAATATTCAGCGTTATCTAAAGCCTCATTATCCACCATCTGAGAAGGATAAGAAGACAGGGGATTCTAAGGAATCAGAGACACCTGCTCACTCACCAGAAGTAGTACCCGATGCGGCTGTTGTACCGGAACCCCCAAAGGCTTCTGCTCCAAAGCCTCCGGTGAAGAGACGTGTTGTCAAGAAGTAATAAATTTAAATAAAAAAAGAGTGTGTAAAAAATACTATCCAAGAGTATATAATTATATAATATTAATGTATTACATCAAAAATGTAAAAACGTTAGGAGAAAACAAATGTATAGTATATTCAAATATGTATATAAATTTTTTACGTATGGGTTGTAAATATAAAGATCAGGAGTTAATCAATAGTTTATGTCCGGAATTTATAAGAGATAAATGTGTAAATAATATTCACGTTCCATATCACTTCACCTTTTAATAAAGTATTAATAAAGAGCCCTCGTGGCGCAATTGGATAGCGCGTAGGACTTCTAATCCTAAGGTTCGGGGTTCGATCCCCCGCGAGGGTTCTTTATTAATATTACATAAATTGTAATTATCACCCGGATGGTGATCCTGAGTTTGGATCTTCGAGTGTTATTAATATTGATATATATATGTATATTATCATGTATACATGTACATTCAATATACCAATTTTACTTAATCTATTATAATATTTCTCCATCAATAAATATCCAACGACCCCGAAAAATATATCACTTATCGAATTTATATAACTTCTTGGTTCCCATGATTTATGAAGTTTTTTATGAGATTCTGCAATATATGTATAGTAAAAATCTTTAATTTCATACATAATATGTAAAATATTATATATTATAAAGCCTTTATTACTCGTTAAGCCAAGATATTTAGTGGAAATTATATAACCAGCACACCCAGAAAATAGATGCCTTAAAGAATGAATATCAATTAAAGATGGAAATTGTAATGTATCTTCTCCATATAATATAACATTTCCTACAGACATTTCTTTATATATATGTTTAATTTTTTATTTCAAAAATTATCTTTTACATGCAAAACCTTCTTTACAATACCACTTATTTATACCTATTAATTCACAGAAAAGGTGTATAGATACACCTGTTAAAAATAAAAGTATACCCATTTGATAAAAATTATCCCTAGAAGACATTATAGGTAATCTTCTTTTTAATTTCGGGGAAAGTACTGCAAAATCTAATACACAGGCTATTACATTACCAAATAAAACTGTTAAAACTCCTAGACATATAGCTTCGTATATTAACTGAGACGTATCTTTCATATCTTTACTTATTATATAAAAATATAATAAATTATATTAATATATAATAACTATGTCCAAGGAAATCACAATACAACTATTAAAATTACACATTAATAGAATAACAGATGATAAATTAAAGAGAAAATTTTTATTAAATTGTATAGAAAAACACGGTTTAATAAAAAAGGAGGAAGAAGATAACCCTTTGCAGGAAAGATTTGAAGATTTTTGTAGAGTATGCAAAAGTAACTCTAAAGTTATTAAAAATAACACAGAGGTGTGTGAAATATGTGGAACGGTGTTAGATGAATCTATAAACCCTTACAAAACCTTTAAGCAAAATTTAAATATTGGAAAACTGGGGAGTTTTATATCACCAGATGGTACAAATAGGGATTTATCACGTGTAAATACATGGGTTAATACAAGTTCGGAAGAAAAAAAAATGCAGCAAGATTTAACATACATTTTAAATAAAATAGATTCATTGGAATCTGAATATATGTACAATCCTGAAATTTTTGATAAGATAAGACAGGAAATTATAGAAATGTGGTTTCATTTGATATTAAAAACGGATGATATAAGAGGTAATCAAAAAAAATCTCTAGCGGCACTTATAATTTATAGTGTAATAATATACAATGGTCTAAAAATTACAATTCAAAGATTGTCTAGAAAATTTGAGGTGGACGTCGGCAGTATATCATCTGTACTCCCTAAACTAAAAAAAATAATGTCTGATAATGAAAAATATATACAATATGTAAATATTAGGTTAAAAAGTGATATAGATTTAAAATTGACCCCATTTTTAATAAGAGAATTAGACCTTGTTAAAAGATCTATAAGAAATGCTGGCATGCCTCCCCCAGGGGATAATGGTATATATGGAATTATATATGCTATTTCTAAAAAAGCTTCTAAAAAAGATCCTTTTTATAATAATTACAATTTACCATATCTTTACAATAAAACAGGTGTAAGTACAACTACGATAAGCAGGGAATCTAAAAAATATGAAAAATTTATTAAATAATGTAAATTCTTTTAAAAATCTTTTCAGCTATGAAATTATAATTTGAGACCGTAGTTGAATAATCGTATATAGATAGAAACATTTTGTCAAAAAGAATTAATTGTTGTTCTGTAAGGATATTTTTTGTAAATTTATGATCAATGCGGGTTAAGTTATAAATCTCATATGATGAAATATTATTAATAGAATAAAATTCAGGTTCTTTGATTATTTCTTTTTTAAATTCATCGATTATATTCAAGCAACGTTCTTCTTCAATCTCCTTTATAGTTTCTGTATCATACTCTGCATACTCATCTACAATTTCTTCGTCAAATACAAGGGGTTCCATAAATGTACAGGATGTAATGTATTACGATGTAGTTTGATTTATTATATTCTATACATTTATATCATTTTATTTTAGTAATTATAATTTTTAGTAATAATTTTGTCCAACAAGTTTGAGACCCATGTTCATAAGATTTTTTGTTGACTTTTTATCTGATCTTCTATGTCTGACATCAGATGGTAACCTAGAAGGAGATTCTCTAGATTTCTTTTTTGTTTCCCTGCTAAAAAATTTCCAGAGGAAAATAACAAAAAAAGTTAATAAAGTTACACTAACTCCTAGTTTTATCAATATTAAAAACAATTCTACGTTTTTTCTCATAGTATAATTTATAATTACAATATATTTTTTTTATATGAGTAATTTATTCGTTGTCCGTTTACATTTATAATTTCTAAAGTAAAATTTTCAGATATATTATACAATAAATTGACATCTGGTATGATAACGCGATCTTTTATTTTAATAAACACACCTTCATTATTGCTTATAAGAAATTTACCAGGTAAAAGTTCTATCTGTACGTCTTTTAAAGTACAATAATCATCTAATAAGACTTTTTTAGATTCATTTGAATTAAAGTCGTAATTACTCCGTTTTTCAAACTCCTTTTTATTCTTAAACATCTCATTTCTACGCACGTATGTAAAAAATTCCACTATAAATACAATTAAAAGAATATAAAAAAAAATCCAAAATGATAATGATATCTCAAACATACCCGATTACAATACTAAAAAATAATTTAAATTAACATTTTTACGCTTAATTGACTTAAAGAGATTATACATACTATATTATCTAAAAGATGTCCCACACGATTGTACTCCCCAGTGAATTTGATGATGCTTCTATTAAGTTTCTTGCGCCTAGGCAAAATAAGCTAGGCGGACAAAGCGTTCTTATTAATTATGAAACAGACCAGAATAGTGGGGCGTTTATTCTTCAAACATCTCGTGTTCGTATTCCTTTTGGAATTGATCAATCTAAGCCTCAAAACGGAGAAGCGGTTAAGTATCACATTTCAATCGCTCTAGCAAATGATGAGACTCAGAATCCTCAGCTTCGCCAATTTACTGAGAATATTCGCGCTCTTGATAACAGGGCAAAGACCCACGCCATGGAAGAATCAGCTTGGTTTGGAAAGAAGCTAAGCCAAGAGCTAGTAAATGAATTTTATAAGTCTGCTGAAAAGTTCCCTAAGGACAAGGACTCAAAGTGGCCATCTAATCTAAAGGTAAAGCTCCCATTCTCAAACGGAGTTCCTCAGTTTGCAGTTTATGATGAGAATAAGAATCCTGTTAATGTTGTAGACGAGGATGGAAATATCGATCTAAGTTCTATCCCAAGGGGTTCGGAGGCTGTTTGTCTTATCCAGTCCACGGGTGTTTGGTTTGTTGGCAAGACTCAGTTTGGTGTAGGGTTTAAGCTTCTACAGGCAAAGATTTTTAAGAGTAATAAGCTTTCTGGATATTCTATCGTAGATTCCGAAGAAGAAGAAGATGTTGAGAGCGAGGAGAACCAGGAGTAATTATACACTAGATAAAAATAAATAACTAAAAATAAATAACTAAAAAATAGAACACCTAATTAAAAAAGCCTAAACAGTTAAATAAAAATTTTAACCCTAAAAAGTTTAATTAATACATTCCTCTATAGCTCAGCTGGTTAGAGCGCGCGGCTGTTAACCGCGAGGTCTTCGGTTCGAACCCGAATAGAGGAGTATATTGATTTAAGAATAATATACCTTTTTAATAGAATGTTTCATTATAAAATTAGTACAATGTTGACACGGTTTTGAATTTACACATTCCCCCTGTGAATTAACCCTAATTATAACAAGTTCACAACGTTTCAAATCCTCGACCTTTATTTTTTTAAGTCCGTCTAGGATGGCACTAACTTCTGCATGCAATGAACGTTTCTTATTAGAATTAGTGTTATAATATGTGTTATACCCACGTCCTATAATTTTCCCCCTATGTATTAAAACCGCACCATGATTAAAATTCATCTCTGACTTCAAAGCCTGATTGTATGCCTCCTGAAAAAACAGTCGCTTCATAGCGTATTATACAATAATATAAAATTGTGTTTTAAGTTGATTATTTTTTAGAAATATTTAACTTTATTTTACTATACCATATGCTCTAGATATATCATATGATGCACACTCCCTGGCACCAAAAAATGATTTCCCTCTCCTCTTATCAATGTATAAATATAAACAATACAATAAAATAGCAAAAAATAAAAAAAATCCGATATTTTTAAGACAAAATAGAGATTTTTTACTAGATTTTGTCGGAGATGACGATTTAACGGGTGACTTTGGTAACTCGTATTCGAGATTTTCAGGACGTACTGCTCGATCAAGTAGTTTAGGATTTTTTAAGATCGTGGGTTTTATATCTTTTGTTTTAATCACTGCATCTACCTGAGGATTGTCATCACTTAATTCTAATGGATTGGTATCAACTGATATATTTACAGGTGTATTTTCACTGATTTTATCTAACTCTTCAATTGGGTTATTATCAGCATCTTTATATATTGGAAAATTTTTTGCATAACTAACCCCTTTATTTTTTCTTAAAGAACTATACATTATATATTATACAATACATATTATTTTTTTTGTTTATGTAAATAAAATAATACGGTGAATATTAATATTATAGTTATGAGATCTGATAATACCCTGCCTAAATTTATCGTTTTAGTCTCTGATATTTCTACTTTAAAGTTTTTCAATTTTTCTTTTGGATCTATTATTGAAAATATTATTGGATTAACTATTTCATAAATTAAAGTAGCAATGTAAGTATGAACAAGAACTGTTATTACCCTAGCCGATGAAAAATTATCTGTTATAAAATGTCTAAATTCGCTATTCATTTCTTATATAATATAAATATTTTTATTAATTATAATTAGTATGTTTATTATTTTTCATTTTGGTAAAAAACAATTTCTTTATAATCCTAGAAACCCGAAAAAGTCTTTCGATGTATATATAGATAAGAATCCAAAAGATACTATATCTATAAAATACAAAACATATGAAGATACAAAAAAAACAATACGTAAACTAGAAAGACTATATAAATCTGGGAAATACAATCATAAAAGAATTAAACAGGTTGCAATGATTCTTATGGTAAGACTTAGAGTTATTAAAAAAAATAAAAAAAGACATTACAATCTAGCAAAAAAATACCATGATTTTTTAGGAAAAAGAACTAAAGCTAAATCTAATAAAAGGAAAAAGATGATATTCTATTTATAAGTGTAACAAAAATATATAAAACCAGATATTAATATCATATCCATAATATGTATATAAGGTGTATAAAACCATAAATTCACGTGGTATAACTTGGGAATATTCATCATGGTTGACATTCTTATGTTATACATTTATAATAACTTTAAGTTATTGAAATATCTGTACGGTGTGGGATTCGAACCCACGAGGCCGAAGCCAGCAGATCTTAAGTCTGCCCCCTTAAACCACTCGGGCAACCGTACAGGTATTTCAAGTACATATTATATTATCAAACATTTCTTTAAGCGTGTTTATAGAACACTATTATATTATAAATAGTTCTGTTAAATTTTGTTATATTATGAAATCTATGATACCAAAATAGATTATTTAACGAGTTAATATCAAAATTTATAGGAACTTTTAATACTACAAAATTTGTAAAATTATACATTTCGTTGATTATTTTTTGTACATCAAAATTGTCAAGAAATAGTTTTATATTTTTTTTATTTTTATAATCGTTTCCACCCCATGGTGGATCTATAAAAATAACATTTTGTTTAATTAAAAATTTAACATGATTATAATTAGCGTTATAACATTGGCAGTTTGAATGTTCTTTTGTGTTTAATTTAAGAATATTATATATGTCATTTTCCTTTTCTACACATATTACCTTATAAAAATCTTTACAAAACATTATAGAATTACCCCCTATACAAGCAGTAGCATCTGTTATTGTACATGACTTTTTCGCCCACTCGGCGTCGATATAACTTAATATAATCTTGTTTATTTGTTCTGCTTGAGTTTTTGTAGTATAAACATTTAAATATTTTAAAGGGATGTTCATTAATTAAATTATATAATATCATTTTATATACATTACAAATAAATATTACATTAATTTTTAATCATAGAATCTATTATAGCTATAGTATCTGTATCTTTTATAATTTTTATACAATCAAACCCGGATTTAAATTTATTAATTGGAAAATGAAAATCCTCTAATTTATAATAAGAATACATTATAATCAAATAAGATTCTATACATCCTTTCATTTTTAACGTTTTCCATATGTTATATAATATAATATAATCTATATTATTCATTTTATAGTCTTCTAACCCATAAACATTATAATATACTTTAAAACACCTCTTTAATTGCTTACAGTATTTATCTATAACCTTCTCTAAGTCTATATTTTCTTCGTGCGATATCTCGATTATTATATTTTGAACTACCTCGTCCATTATAGATTTAAGAAAATAATATATATTATTTAATAAACCATGAAAAGAAAATTAGGTCACGAACCCGATGAAGATATTTTTAATATATTTTGTTATGATCTAAAAACATTAGACTCGTTAATTAACATGATAAACGATTATGATAAAAAAAAATTACCTCCAAAACGTCAAAGAAGATATTATCCATCAAAAATGGATTTATTACCTGATATACTCTCAGACTTAGAAGAACTTAATAAAATGACCGGATTAAAAAAATTCAAAATTCAATTGTTAGAGCAAATACTTTTTTTTATACAAGATATAGATGAAAAAATAATGTTACATACTGTTTTAGAAGGTCCCCCGGGAACTGGTAAAACAACAGTGGCTGGAATTTTATCTAAAATTTATGCAAAGATAGGTATTTTTAAAAAGGTTAAATTTAATGTTTTAAAAAGATCTGATTTAATATCTGAATATCTCGGTGGTACAACTATTAAAACAACAAAAGCCCTTGACCGATGTAAAAAAGGAGTTGTTTTAATAGATGAAGCGTATTCTATTGGCAGTACATCTGGTGAAGACATATATGCAAAAGAATGTGTCGATACAATAAATCAGTATTTAACAGAAAATTATGATAAAATTGTGTGTATAATTGCAGGTTATAAACAGGAACTCGATAGATGTTTTTTTAGTATAAATCCTGGTCTTCGAAGACGGTTTCCATGGACTTTTACCATAGATAATTATTCTTCAAATGAACTAGCGGAAATTTTTTATAAGATAGTGAAAGAAAAAGAATGGGAAACTACATGTAAAGAATCTGATATAATAGATATTATAAATAAAAAACACAATTTATTCACAGGTAACGGAGGAGATATAACGAGTATAGTAGAAAAAAGTATGATAAATAACTGTAGAAAAAATTTCGGTAAAGAACAGAAATATACAATAGAACTAGACGATTTTATACATGCCATGAATATATTCGAGGATAATAAGAAAGGTAAGTTAAACAACGTTCCTTATGGGATGTATAATTAATTTTCGTTAAACCGTCTAATATTATAATATATCATAATAGATATAGATGATATCTTATAAAAATATAGACATGCTTCAATTAACAATAGACGATGAAAAAAAATTATTAAACAAAGACATTCTTGCAGAAATAAAAAGCCCCATTATGTTATTTTCTTTAAGCGAAGATGAGGATTTTTTACATTTCTCTGTTAACAGGGACGCAGAAAATCATTGTGTTTTTCTTAATTTAAGTAGATACATTGAAAGATTATATAATTTTAAAAACATAGAATCTAAGTTAAACACAAACGATTCTATTTTAATTTATGCGGGAAAAGACATTATTTATCAAATTTTTGATTCTGATAGTAAAAATACAACAAAAGAAAAAATAAAATATGGAGGTAAAGCAATTTTTTCTTTTATAACAATTGATGGAAGACATGAACTTGTTCAGCTTTTAATGATAAAATAAATACATGTTCGTTTACATTACTAATAAAAAAATAATAACATGTATTAATTGATGAGTTCTCCTCTTAGTGTATACAATCCTGTAAAAATACAAGACGGTGTATTTTATTCCAAAATAATACTAAATGACGAAGATATCATAATTCAAGTAAAAAAAAATAAAGTATTACTGGACAAAACTAATAACAAAGCTCTTCTAGATCTTGACTCCAAAACAAGAAAAGACATAGCCTGGATAGGAGAGGAAGTTATTAAACAAACTTCAAAAAACAGTGAATCCTGGTTTGGAAAAAACATTTCGCTTGATGATTGTAAGACTTTATATAGAGATTGTATCGATGATAAAAAATTAAAATGTTTTTATGATGAAAACTCTAATTTTTATGAGAATAAAAACGATTCTATAGAACATTCAAACTTATCAGATGAAATGTTAGGTATAGCTATTATAAAATGCTGTGTTATAATATTTACAAAAACTGCATTTTATGTAAGATGGGAAATATCTCAATTTAAAATAAAAACCCTCGAAGAAAAATTAAATTTAAATGAATATTCAATAAGAGATCTTGAAGAACATAATGTATCTATAGATGATTTTAATATAGAAAATAGATTAAAAAATAAACTTATAGATATATCTTTATTTTGACTTAATTTATTTAAAAACATAATGTATATATAATTATAAAATGATAATCTCCATTGAGGGCAATATTGGCTCAGGGAAATCAACATTTTTTAATTATTGTCGCGCACAATTGTATGATAGAACTGACATTATTTTCGTCGAAGAACCAGTCGATGTATGGGAATCTATAAAGGATAGTAATGGAATTGATTTATTGCAGCAGTTTTATAACCACCCTTATGATTATGCATTTTGTTTTCAAATGACTGCATACATCTCTCGTCTGGCTAGACTTAAGGCTGCTATAAAAAGAGCCGAAGAAATAGGAGCCTCTGCTATAATCACTGAAAGATGTGTTTATACGGATTATAATGTTTTTACAAAAATGTTGCATAGGGCTTGTAAAATTAATGACATCGAGCTTACATGTTATAAAATGTGGTTCGATAATTTCATGGAAGATATTCCAATACCTAAATTCATCTATCTAAAAACCTCCGCTGAAAACTGCCTAGCTAGAGTAATGGAACGTAATCGACCTAGCGAGACTGGTATCTCTTTAGAATACCTTATGGAGTGCGAACATTATCACGATGAGTGGCTAATTCCAGGTCTACTTGGAAATGTTACTGTTTTTGACGGAAATCAATCAACTGAATATCATAATACTTATCTAAATACCATTAAAAAAATGATACATAATCCACAAGAACGTTCTCATAAAAGAAAGGTAATGTGTGTTGAACAGGCTTTCAATTCTATAACATTTTAAATAATACAATTTAAAGAATGTGTTAATTAATAGGTAAATGGAGCAATTAATCCAAAATGTACTCGATTGTATAAAAAAAGTAAAAGATGAACTAGGTGACTTTTATAAAGAAAATATATATCAAAATGCTCTAAGAATAGAATTAGAAAGAATGGGTTATTACTGCGGAACTGAAGTTATTATTCCCATACATTATAAAGGTATATACATCGGTTTTGAAAGAGCTGACATAGTTATATATCAGTGTATTGCTCCATATAATATTAAACTTATAATTGAACTTAAGTCTCAAAACACAAAATTATCGAATAAAGAAACTGTTCAACTTAAAAAATACCTTAAGAATGTAAATTGTGAGAAAGGAATTTTGGTTAATTTTTATGAAACTCCGGAGATATTATGTATGACTGAAGAATCTACTGAAAAGATTTCTTATGACACACTTCACTAATATAATTTGTATTGAATTTAATAGTTTTTCCATATTTCACTAACTCAACTGAAAATACATTAGTATTATCACTTGGTATAGTTAAATTCTTTTTAAATTTATGATTGTACAGTGTGTATATATTTTTTAAAGACATATTATTCATCAGATTTATCCAGGTATTAACTGGATTAGATTGTTTACGTAATTTAAGAATACTAATCATAGACTGAAACAATTCGTTCTGTTTTTTTGGATTAGGACCTCTGAATTCGTGGGTATATTTTAATATATTTTCAACCATTTTAGATTGAGAAGTATTTATTATTTTATTAACTTTTATTATGTATGCACCTTCTAATGTAAAAACAATGTGAATTAAATTATCCTTTCTTGCAAAGGCTATACACTGATAGATGTCCTCTCCCGATGGCCATCCATATACAGTATTTGCGTCTATATAGCATTTTTTAGGGTGTGTATGAAAGTTAATAATTCCATATGGAGTTGCAACAGAATCTTCATTACCTCTATTAATTTTATATTCTGTACTTTTTTTATTACATACGTCTTTTTTACATGTTTCTTCATCTTTGAATAATATTTTGCCAGCTATTTCAATTTTATCTTTATCAAGAGATTCTCTAATTTTCCTAATAAAGTCACTAGATAAAACCCAGTTTACAGTTTTTTCACTTCTTTTACAAGGCATAATTATAATTAGTGTATATTTAATTTTAGTGTTTAATTTTGATATTTAAAATAGAATATCTACTGTAAATAGTATGTCTGAAACATTAAATGTTAATGTAATTGTTGCAGCTAAAGATGAATATACTAAACAGTTAATAACACTTCTTCAACCAGAAATTTATGATTTACTTAGAAATGTATTTATAAATTCTCAAAAGAATAATTTACGAAGAAAACTTTCATATTCTAATTACCAAAAAGAACTCAAACAAGTTCCTCGTTGGTCTAGCTATACATTAGAAGAGTATCTACAAAAAATAAATAATAGGTATCCATATCTAATGGATCTAATAACTGCTATATTTGTAAGTCATGTTAAAATATTGGCATGTGTTAGAATAAAAGCTGATGATAAACCTATAAAAATAAAAGTTCCAAATCTTAATAACTTCTTGCATAAAATAATAATAAATGCTTCAGAGCAGGTTTATTATTGTCCAGATATAATAAACAATGATAAAGAAAAATTATTTAATATAATAAACACATCTATTACAGACTCTATAACAAATCAGGTTCCATTAGAATACATCCTAAATGAGTATTTATCTGGCGCATTTGACGAGGAAGAAAGTCAAATTGAAAAATCTTTTGAAAATTTAAATGACGGAGACAATCTATTTAATCCAGCTTTAGACGATGACTTAGAATCTAATTACGAAAACGAATTAAAGAAAAATATACCAATTGGAGAAATATCTAAATTAGTTCATTCACCAGTTACAGAACAAAATGAAAATGAAAATGAAATTGTAAATGAAAGTATAAATGAAAATGTAAATGTAAATGAAAATGTAAATGAAAATGTAAATGAAAGTATAAATGAAAAACTAGTTACAAAAAACGACGAGTCTATAGAAGATTCTTCTGATGAAGAAGACGAAGACGAAGACGAAGACGACGAAGACGATGAAGAAGACGAAGACGAAGATGATGTAGATGTTAAAAAAACAATAAAGACATCTCCTGCGCTTTTTTAAAATAAAATTTTTAGATGTATTTATTGTAAAGCAATGAATAGTTTACAACATGTCATAGAATCACAAAAAAGACAACAAAGTAGATACAATGCTCTAAAAACAGAAATTCTATCTAAACTAACATATAAAATCTCACACTTATCTAAACATAGTGAATTGAGATGTATATATACTGTTCCTGGATATACTTTTGGTTATCCAAGATATGATGTAAAAGATATGACTAATTTTTTACATGCCAAGCTTATTAGTGAAGGATTTTGTGTGGTTATTTTAGCAACTAATAAATTATTTATATCTTGGGATATTAACGATATTAATGATATAAGAGGTAAAAAAGAAAAAAAGAAACAAGATATGAATGATTTGATACCTTTATTGAATTTAAAATCTATTTAGAAAAACAAAATAAATTATATAATCAATGATAATTTTATCTTTTGATATAGGAATTAAAAATTTAGCGTATTGTATGTTAGATTCTAATGATGGAACTATTTTAGATTGGAACCTTATTGATTGTTCGGGTACAAATGAAACTCTTAGAGTTATAGAAGAATTAGATCAACTTGAACACCTTAGAGAAGCTGACGTAATTCTTCTTGAAAAGCAGCCATCTTTCAACCCTAAAATGAGAAACATCTCGACTGCTATCTATGTATATTTTATACTTAGAATTAATCATGAACAACAAAGAAATTCTAAAATTCAGTTTTATGCTGCAAAATATAAATTAAAGTGTTGTGATATACAGATAGAACATAAAGCAAAAAGTAAATACACTAGAAATAAAAATTTAGGTATAGTTCATACAAGATATCTTATTAAAACTCATAAGGATTTTTTTGAAAATCATAAGAAAAAAGACGATCTAGCGGATTGTTATCTACAAGGAATGTCTTACATAAAATTCTTTACAAACTCAAATGTACAAAAAACACTGGTGTGATAAGGTATACTTCTCATAAGATAAATACCAAGTCCTCTGTAGTAGTGATGTATTTTCATACCTGAAAAGTTTCCTCCGTTTCTTAATACAACTCTTACAGTATCTAATGGATAAAATATACTAGAAGCAACTGTTTTAGACACTGAAGTATTTATAAATGTATTAAAAGTAGAATTATTTGTTTTACTTTTGAGATATTCATACAAAGGAATTTGAACTGTAAAAGTTAATGCTAAAATGTAAGTAGGAATCAGCCCAGAATAAAACTGACCATATGTCATCTTATATATATCATGCATTTTATCAGTCTGAGCTTTTTGTTTCATAACCCAAAAAGGTGTAGTAACTGTGCTTGCAATACATGTGGATATATAAGCGCTTAAGGGGATATTTAAATTGTTATTTGTTTTTAATTTTTCATAAATAGAAAAATATATTGCCCAATATGGGGTAATTGCATAAACACCATATGAAAGACCTTTAAAACATGTATTTGCATTTAATATAATTTTTGTATTTATTTGTTTATTTATTCTTAAAACATCTAAAGGGTTGCAAACTATACTTGATACAATACCGGCTGATATACCCGGAATCAATGTATCCATTACAATAAGTTTTTATATACAGTGTCCTTATGTATATTTTTTAAATAATAAAATATGTATTAATAAATAAATGAGTTCTAATTCAAGTTTATATTCTATCGGATTTATTGCTCTAATGACTCTAATTACAATACTTTATTTTCTTTACGATGTATATAATATGAAAAAAGAGTTAAATAAACTTAAAACAGATATGAAAGAGACTGTTCACGATAAACTCCTTCCGGAACATGAAAGTAATAATGAATATATAGACTGGATGGCTGCTTGGGTAAGGATAGCACAACAATACATAAGAATACCAGGCTTTGATTGGAAAGAAGGCGCTGTAGACGACTATGATGACTGGAAAAGTAACCGCATAGACTAAGATTAAATTGAAATAATAAAATATTTAATAAATGTAAATGATAGATAAAAATTTAGTAACAATTATACTCATTTTTATAATAACTTTCATAATAATTAAAATAATAGATTCTAATATAAATTCTAGAGAAGAAAATAGATGTCACTGGCTCTGTTATGAAGGTCCTTCTTTCAATGAACACGAATGTCGAAACACTTGCTTCGGGAACTGGCCCTGGGCTTTGAATCAAACCCTTACTAACCGCGCAAATGCAGCAGCTGCAGAGGCCGCGGCGCAGGCTCAGGCACAGGCCGAATATTGGACACCAATTATAGAGGCTGCTATGCCAACCGAGGAAAACCCTTTTCCAGACGTCGAAACTCTAAGAACAACTCTAGATGAAACTCCTACAGCTGCTAAAGAATATATGTCAGATTTAATATCGAGAGCGCAGATAGCGTTAACCGAATTAGAATTAGCCATTGCTGAAAGAACCGCAGAACGGGAAACTGCTATACGTTTGGCAGACGAAACTTTTGAAGAGTATGAAAGACTTAGGTCAATCGGACCAGATGGTAACCAAATTGGATCACGTGCAGAACAACAAAAAGCTTATTCTGAAATGATGATGTATAATGTATTGAAAACTCTATACGGACAAGAAGCCACTGGTCTAATAACTACAGCCCAGTTAGAAGAGGGAAAGAATAGCATAGTTGAATCCGCTATGGCTGGACTAGATGGTATTGAAGGTCCCCCAGGACCTGAAGGTCCCCAGGGTCCTCAAGGAGATTATGGATCATCAGGACCTCAAGGTGGCCCAGGACCTCAAGGTGGCCCAGGACATCCCGGAAGAGATGGTGGCCCAGGACCTCAAGGTGGTCCAGGACCTCAAGGTGGCCCAGGACCTCAAGGTGGCCCAGGACCTCAAGGTGGCCCAGGACACCCCGGAAGAGATGGTGGCCCAGGACCTCAAGGTGGCCCAGGACCCCAAGGCGGCCCAGGACCTCGCGGTCCACCGGGTTTCCAGGGGCCAGAGGGAGGTCCAGGACACCCCGGAAGAGATGGTGGTCCAGGACCTCAAGGCGGTCCAGGACCTCGCGGTCCACCGGGTTTCCAGGGGCCAGAGGGAGGTCCAGGACACCCCGGAAGAGATGGTGGTCCAGGACCTCAA